AGAAAGACAGTATACTAGTTACTCTGAGAGCTGTCAATATAGTGAGAAGGTGTATCTTCTCTCTATATAGATTAATACTAGTAACCCAACTTACACGCAAAAAATATAATTATGAAACAATACAGAGGAAAATTAAAACACATAGATCACCATGAGACACTAAATGTTATTGGTGAAGTAACAGAAGATGGTGTATATAAGTACACACATCCTGACAACACTACAGAGTTTAGATACCTAACATGGATAAAAGATTATGCTTATATGGGTCCAAGCAATAAAGTTATAAGCGCAATGGTTAGATCACATGTATGTTTTGACAATGGTTTTCAAGCATCTATTATTAGTGGTAATAATGCATTTGCTGAACCAGGTCAATATGAATGTGCTGTTCTTAATGAAGATGGTAATATAGTAGATGATGAAGGAATACTTCATGAATGGACAGATCCGTATTGTTACTTATCAGTTGAAGAACTAGAAAAGTTACTCGTAAAAATATCAAAACTTATAAAGCAATGAAAAAACTAATGTTTTTGGTTCACAAATACAGGAGAGTTATGTTCTTACTTATAGTAGGAATATACTTTCTTGGTATTATTATGTTAATGATAACCGCACTAAAATGAAAAATAAATTTAAAAAAAAGAAAAATGAAAACAAGAAAATTAATAGAAAGTATAAAAAACATACTGAAGGGAAACCTAAAAAAAAGTACAATAGATACAAAGATAGAGGAAGAATTGATGATGGATATGGAGAGACCGACTTCTTTGGTAGCTAAGAAATCATTATTTAAAGGTAACATAACTAATATACAGCATGACAAGAATAACTTTTGGTGGTACAATCAAATGTATAGTACTTATGTTGGTCAGATATATGATATTAAAAAAGGTATAACAAGATATGAGTTTAACCTTAACAACTATTTTAATAGAAAGTGGATCAGAGATTTATTTAAAGATAATCATGCAACCGCTGACACACTAGAAATAGAAGGTATTTATAGTAACTTTGGTAAACTAACTATGAGAGTATTTAGTTGGGGTGCTATTGAATACTTTATTCAATGTCCTAATAAAGAAGGAATGAGTTTCATAGATAATTATGATCAGATAAATATGATTAGAGATATGAAAACAGAGCAAAAAGAAATAATAAACAAGGTTAGAGATAACTTTGTAGTATTATTACATATGGCAGAGAAAGATAGATTAGATAATCATTTAACAATAAACTTAAAAAATAAAAGAATATGGTAGAAGATTTTCAGTATATAAATGGGCCAGATGTGCCAGAGACAATAAAACCTATGACTGAGTTACATGATAAGTTAGTCAAAGGTTACAATGAAGATAAAGAATTACAAGTTCCTAAACTTATTAATTCAGTACAAAAAAGAATACAAAGACAAATAGAAGCTATAGTAGAAGTAGAAGGACAACTTCAAGTATCAAACTCAAAGCTTGTTGGTTGTATTCAATTGTTAAAAGAGTTAGTCTTTGATAAGGATATACCTACATCAACGCAAAATAAAATTATTGCAAGAGTAGATGATATTCATAAAACAGTTTTTGTATAATGGAATTAGATAATAATTTATCAGCAAAATTAGTTGCAGATAATGTATTAAATGATGACTTACCTCAAGAAGTTAAAATGTTTTTAGCTAAAAGCATGCTTATTTGGGGTGAGTCACATATAAATATGTTATTACATTACGCATTGCATAAACCTAAAATATATATATTTAAAGAAGGAGACTATGTTCTATATGAAATACATAAAAGTTATAAACTAAAAGAACTAGGTGATTACTCTTGTCTTCTAGATAAAGGTTTAGTATATAATTATAATGGTCAACTGTTATACTTAGGCCAAGTTAAAAGCAGCGGATCATATGGAGATTTTAATCCGTATGCATCTGATTTTAGGATCACATCTTATGGTATTAATGATGATTTAATGATTAAATCAACAGAAAATACTGTTAATATTATACATATGTATCCGGTTTCAATAATAAAATCAAGTAAATTAGCTAATACTTTAGAGAATCTATATGAATTAAATTCTTAGATAGCTATAATACTACAATATATTTTAAAATTAGTGAGTCAAAGGTAATAGAGTTCTCATATACTATTGATATTTTTGTAAGTAAAAATATTAATAAGATGTTATTACAACTAGCCAACGGACACACTATAGAAATATCAACAGAAGCATATCTTGATATGACTGATGAACAATTGAGGGACCTTGAATGTCTTAGTCCTTCACAACTAATGGAAATAAATAATCCTTTTTATAAACCATTCTCCAGTAAAGCAACTAAAGAAGAACGTGTGGTAGAAGATCCACATGCATTATATAATGTTACTGATGAAGAAAAGTTAGAAGATTATTATGACCATGAGAAAGAAGACATATAATATTAATCTGAGTATTTAAATAAAATTAAACAAATGAATTTTAAAAACCAATCAGTTGTGATTGTCAAAGATGACATGAACAACGCAATCAGAGTGTCTAAAAATAACGCAGAATATGCTCACATTAGACTATCTCAAGAAAGAACAATGATCAACAGCAACGGATGGTTGCAAACAAAACAAGTTACAGCACTTATACATGGTAAGACTGAAGAGTTAATTGCTTCAGGTATTAAAAAGTTTAAGAAGTTACCTGGTAATATTGTTATTAAAGAATCATTAACACCTTTTAATAAGAATAATCCTGATAGAGATTTGAAAATGGCAGGTAATACTGGTATAGTATGTTGTATAGATGGTCAACCAATCTATAGAACTACTAAGTATGATGCAACAGGTACACAAGAAGATGAACTAATTGCACATAACAACGGTGAGTCTATCCGTGAAGCTAATGCAGCATCAATGGAAGACTTAATGGCTGCAAAAGTTTCTGACACAGAAGAATCAGAAGATCCTATTGATGAGAATCAAGTAGATTTAGAAGATGCTATTGCTGAAGTAGAAGCTGAAGCATTAGAAACTCCTGCTGATCCAGATGAAGATGAGCATGATGAGTTAACTGTTGAGGATACTGTTGAAGAAGAAGTTGAAGTAGAAGAAAATGTATTCACACTATAAGGAGTAGCGAACCTATAACATTGCTAATGATTGAGAGTAACTAGTTAATTCTAGTTGCTCTCTTTTATTTTATATCTAGTAAAGTATTAATAAAAAATAATTAAACAAATGCACATTAAAAAAGAGCAGCTAGCAAAGCTGGCACAAACAAGATTTGAAAATAAGTTAAACTACCTAGGTATACTTAGTGAATATCAAACATTAACCAAAGATCTTACACAACAAATAGTATACAGCCAATTGTCACAAAGACAACACTTCCTTTTTAAAAGAGTGTTACACGGTCTCAATGTTTACACACATGAAGAATTAGAAAAAATGCACTGGGATAAAAAGAGAAGAATCAAAAGAGTATGGAGACGTGCTCAATCTGTTATCAATACTTGGAAACAAGTTATATGTAACAAGCAAGCTAATGAAGTATTCAAACTGTTTCACCACAGTCCATTAGCTAAACATTTTGTAAATGAAGATGTCAATAACGTTGACCCAAAGTTCATAAACAAAATGACTCTAAAAGATTTAGACATAACATATGAAGATTTAGTTATCAAGTTTATGTCTGAAGGTTTGCTACCTAAAAACTATTTAATAAATAGATAATGCAGGCCAAAAAGAAACTGTGTGTAGGCTGTAAGTCTGAGCAGTACATCTGGAAGAATCAATCAGGTAACCGTTATTGTAAGTCATGTTGGCATAGAATAAAGGGTAAAGTAAACTCAATCAAACCTAAACCGGTGTTGAAAAAGAATACAAAACCAATAAAGAAAGTTTCTTCTAAGATGTCTGCTCAACTTACTATCTACAACAAGTTAAGAAGAACATTCTTAGAGAAGTATCCACTCTGTCAAGCATCATTACCTGGTTGTAGTTTACAATCTACTGATGTCCATCATATGAAAGGACGTGGTAAATATTTAAATGACCCAACTACTTGGTTATCAGTATGTAGGACATGTCACAATTGGATAGAAGAGAATCCTACTGAGTCAGAGCAATTAGGATTTAGTAATAAAAAATCAAAATCAAATGAATAAAGTTATAGAGGTTTGTAAAAACCTGAAGCATACAATAGATAAGATCAAGGGTGTGCATACAACAGGAGATAGTTCTTTACATAAGAATAATCCTTGGGAACCAACAAAGCCTAACAAATCAACGTTAGAAAAGAAGTTAGAATCAATAATGAAAAAAAATAATATCACATATGAGCAGCTTAAATAATGAAATAGATAAAATATCAGAAGAACTTATACTAAGTAAAAAAGTAACACATCAATTAATAAATCCAGATATGAAACTAAAGGATCACAAACCTTTAGATAAATATGATACAGAAGAGATGTATACTTTATTACATAAACTAACTAAAACAGATTTAATAACTGTAGCTTTAAATTTTTGGAATGGGAAGAAGTGAAGTACAATCTGAAGCATTAGACATAGTTAATCAACACCATAGATGTGGCCTGGCTATATCTATGGGTGTTGGTAAAACACGTATAGCATTACAACATATGATGGAAAACTTTAATCAGTTTAGTTCTTATCTAGTTGTAGCACCAAAGAAAACTATTATGAAAGCTTGGAAAGATGAATGTGAAAAAATGAATGCAACACATTTATTAGATCACATTAAGTTTACAACTTATTTATCTTTACACAAACAAAATCCTAATGAGTTTGATATAGTATATTTAGATGAATGTCATAGTCTCTTGTATAGTCATAAGGATTTTCTTGATAGATATGCTGGTAAGATACTTGGATTAACAGGTACACCACCAGTGTATGGTGAAAAAGAATTATTAGTAAATGAATTCTGCCCTATAGTATATAACTTTAAGGTTGATGATGCTACTAGTAATAATATACTTAATGATTATAGAATTATAGTACATATGTTACCTCTTGATAATAATAGAAACATACCTAAAAAGAAAAGAGATGGTGGTATGTGGTATACATCAGAAGTAAAAGACTATGAATATCATACGGGTAATGTTGATGACGCTCCAACTATGAGAGCTAAACAACTAGCATCTATTATGAGAATGAAAGCACTGCAAACTTATGTGTCTAAAGAAAAATATACAAAACAACTTATGAGTATCATAAAAGATAAATGTATTATTTTTGCAAACACACAGAAACAAGCAGATAAAATGTGTGATCACAGCTATCATTCAAAGAATAAGAATAGTGATAACAATTTAGAATTATTTAGCAATGGGACAATTGATAAGCTTTCTTGTGTTTTACAGCTTAGTGAAGGGGTTTCTATTCCTGGTTTACGTAGTGGTATCATTATGCATGCATATGGTAACGAAAGGAAATCAGCACAAAGAATAGGTAGACTACTAAGACTTAATCCTGATGAGACAGCAATGTGTCATATCTTATGTTATAAGGATACCATTGATCAACAGTGGGTTAAGAAAGCATTAGCTGATTTTTCTAATGATAAAATTAAATATTTTGAACCAACTAAACAACAATTAAATGGGTAGAATGAAAGAACTCTTTATGGAAGAGAGAGAACGTGAGTTAAAAAAACTAGAAATAATACACGCTGGTATAACAACTGAGCCTATATTGCACATACCTTGCCCTAATTGTTTTAATAAAACTTTATTATATAAATCAACTACTGATATAAATTGTTTATCACAGGGATGTGGACAAAAATTTGTATTAGTAAATGCAAATACAGTAAGATATGCATAAATGGACATCATATATAGAAGACCTAGAATTTGAGTGTACATATGAACCAGGCGAGAAAGAAACTTATGATCATCCTGGTTCAAGTTTATCTGTAGATATACAGAAAGTATGGGCTACACTTGAAGACAAGAATGGTAACACTGTTACAGTAGATGTAATGGATATATTAGATCAAGGATTTGATTATGAATTAATTATAGAAACTATTATAGAAGAAATAAAAAATGATGAACCAGATCCTGATGACTATTAAAATAATAATAAGTGATCCGGGTGATGAACAACCTGGTACACATATAATTAAATTAAAATGAAAGGATTATTCAATAGTATATTAATAAAAACAAATGGTGAATGGAAACATCAGTTGTCTGTTAAAGAAAAAGAATATAATGATATGTTAGCTGAATTACCTGACGGTGCTAAGGTTAGCATAACTATAGAGGTACAAAGTAAAGATGCAACATATGCACAGAAAAAAAGAATCCATGCCATGATTAGACAAATATCTAATGACACTGGCATGGACTTTGAACCTTTAAAGAATGAAGTTAAAGAAAGAGCAGGACTTTGTATTGACGGTGAATGTAAATCATTTGCTGATTGTGATACAGATGATTTAAATGCAGCTATACAGTCATGTATTGCTATTGGTGATTTCGTAGGTTGTAATGTACGTTAATCACTATCATGAATATCATTTCTTCTTGCCCTTCTTTTTTTCTTCCTTCAATAATTTTTGTGACTCTTCATTAGCTACTTTGATTCTTAATGCAATTGCATCATCATCTAATGGTACAGCTGGATCAGCATTGCCCATTAGTGCTTCAAGAAAATGTTTTCTATCATAGATTTTAGTTTTCTTTTGTAGTCCTGCTTGTGCATTAAACTCATTGACTAACATCATGAGTGTCCATACTGCTACATCTAAGTCACAAACTTTTTCTTTATCAAAATCATCTCCTTTATAATCCATTTTAACATATTCCAAAGCTCTAGTTGCTTCATCCGGGTCAACACTATTAACAACATATTCTAATGTTTTTTGTATTGATCTACTGAATGCACCTGAAACTTTTATGTCTACAGTATCTTCATCAGGTACTGCAGCAAATGTATCATTAGGTAATTGTTCTGACAATTCAATCATTTCTTTGATTGCTTGTTTATCTATTTCTTCTGACATAATAATATTATTTTATGATACAAAGATAGGAATAAAATTTAAATATATACAAGGTTAACACGGTTTAATTTTGTATCTTTGTTAACTAATAAATCAAGTATGAAACCAAGTATTTTAACACCTGAAATGGCACAGGATGTCAGTCATTTTATTGAAACTTTTGAAAGTAAACACAAGTACCCAGTCAATATAGAGATTGGTGGCATTCAAAGTACAATTGCAATAGCTGATAACCCTGAAAGATTAAATCAAACAGATATAGTTTCTCTTATAACAAATGCTATGCATACGTTTGATGAGGATCTTAAAATATATCCAAGTCTCCGTAACCTTAAGACAAGAAAAAGAGATGTGCTTATATGGGCACAATTATATTCTTATCTAGCATGGAGGTATGGATATAATAAAAGTTGTATTGCTAGATTCTTAGGTAAGAATCACGCAACAGTTATACATAGTATAAAAACTATAGAAAATTATAGAAGTTATAATGATGTAGAGTATGTTGCTATTTATGAACACTTAAAAAAATACATTCAAGAATATGTGGGAACTAATGCAGGAAATCCTGATAGACAAACTTACTCCGAATCAGCTCTTGTTGCTTTATGCAATTGATAATAGTACTAGTATTGATACAATTAATCCTCATTTAGAAATAAAAGGATTGGTTATTGAAAAATATGTAGACTATGAGCCCGGTAAGAATGTCAAAATAACTAATAAAGGTAGAGAGATAATAACTAAATACAATGCTTATTTTACTAAAGCTAAAAAGAAAACTAATATCCATTTGATGGGTAAAGAATATGTAGATAAAGTAGAAGAGTATAGAGAGTTATTTCCTGCGGGTAAATTACCACACGGTAAGCCAGCCAGAGTTAATGTAAAAACATTAATAAATAATTTTAGATGGTTCTTTGAGAACTATGACTATACATGGGATGAAGTTATTGATGCAACTAAACGTTATGTAAATGAATATGCACAAAAAGATTATCTGTACATGCAGACTAGTCAATACTTTATATCCAAAGCTGATCAGTCCAAGGTTAAGCAATCACAACTTGCTGACTATTGTGACATGATTAGAGATGGAGTAGAAGAAGAAGATAATAATCATTTTAGTGAGAATGTTGTATGAGTAAACAAGCATGGAAAGGTCAACATAATGCGTTTCAAGAAGCGCTTAGGTATATGCTTGATAGACAATCAGGCAAGGAAAAATCTATATATACACCGTGGCCCAAGTTTAATGATGCTATAACAGATGGATTAGAGTGGAATACTCTTACTGTTATTGGTGGTAGACCGGGGTCAGGTAAAACATTAATAAAGGATCAGATAATTAGAGAATCATTTGTCTTGAATCCTGAAGATGAGTTCAGAGTATTAGAGTTTCAGTTTGAGATGGTAGGTAGAACCTCAGCAATAAGAGAGTTTAGTTCTATTACTGGTAAGACATATAAAGAATTATGTAGTGCTGGATCAACACTAAGTTCAGATGTATTTAATAAATGTCATCTGTATGCAAAAGATAGAGTAAAGTTTCCTGTTGATATAATATCTACACCTATGACTGTTAATCAAATGCGTGAACAAATTGATATGTATATGAATGAGCATAAAGGTCAAAAGACTATTATAACTTTGGATCACACTATACTAGTTAAGAGAGCACCTTATCAAAACAATAGATTAGATATGTTGTTTGAGTTAGGTGAGTTCTTTACACAAGTTAAACGTGAGTATCCTTGTTTGTTCATTGCATTATCACAGCTAAACAGGAACATAGATAATCCGGATAGAGCTGTTGATGGTAAGTATGGTAACTATATTCTTGAGTCAGACATATTTGGTTCAGATGCAATGTTACAACATGCTGATACTTTAATTGGTATCAACCGTCCTGCTAAACAAAAGATTAAATACTATGGCCCTGATAGATATGTAATAGATGATGACAAGACTTTAGTATTACACTTCCTTAAAGCAAGGAATGGTGATGCACGTATGTCATTCTTTAAAGCAGCCTTTGAGAGAATGGAAATACTTGAGATGAATACACCAGCTCAAGCTCCACGTAGACAAGTTTAATAAATAAATAATATGACACCAGCAGAAAGAAAGAAAAAAGTTAAGGAGTTGTTTAGTGAGCATGAAGAGTACTTTACTTCTAATAACATTAAACATCCATTATACATTCCTAAGATGGCGTATAGACCACCTGGTAAGGATGAAAAGCATATATCTTTTTTCCCAAGTGAATTACAAAAGGGAGAAGATATATACACAGAGTTTGTAAGTATTGAATATGATTCAGAAGATCCAAAGAGAACGTTATACTTTCTAAAGCATAACCCTCATTGGGCTGAAGAGTATGAATTAGTTACATCAAAATCAGGACATGAAAGACATATCATTCCTATTGGTGAACTAAAAGTAATCAATGATATAAACTCTAGAACTAATGCGCAGGTAGCTAGCCTTGCAGATGCAGTAACTAAGTTAACTACACAGGATATAAATATTAGTAATCCTGAGACAGAAAGAACTATGTTAGATGTAGCTAAAGGTATAGAGAAAGCGTTAATAGGTATTCAAAACCTATTGAAGAACATTAATAGAAATCAATTAAATCAATAAGTATGGCACAAAGCGTATTAATTATTGCTGACTCAGGGTCAGGTAAATCAACTAGTATGAGGAATCTTCCTGCAAAGGAGACCTTTATAATTAACATTGCAAATAAACCTTTACCATTCAAAGGATGGAAGAAAGATTATACTAACATCAGTAAAGAAAATCCTAAAGGTAATATGACTTCAGCTTCATCAGCTGCCGGTATTATTAAAGCAATGAAACATGTTAATGATAACATGCCACACATCAAGACATTAGTTGTAGATGATTGGCAATATATGTCTAGTTTTGAATACTTTGATAGAGCTAATGAGAAAGGTTATGATAAATTTACTCAGATTGCAGCTAACCTAGCACAAGTTGCTAAGATGCCTAAAGATATGAGAGAAGACTTAACTATCTTTTTCTTAACTCATTCAGAAGATTCAACTGATATTAATGGACATCGTAAAGTTAAAGCTAAAACAATTGGTAAAATGATTGATAATACTTTAACATTAGAAGGATTATTTTCTATAGTTTTGTTTGGTCATGTAAAGAAAGATGAAGACGGACAATTACACTATGGATTTGATACTGTAAATAACGGAGAGAACACATGTAAATCTCCAATGGGAATGTTTGAAGATTCCTTTATAGATAATGATTTGCAATTAGTTAAAGACTGTATTGCAGAGTATGAGAACTAATTTATTAATTAATTAAAAAAAGAAAAATGTTAAATACAAAAGACATGCAAGTAGGAGCCGGTAAAGTTAGACCTTTGATTGGCCCAGGTAACAACGTAGTAAAAATTAATTCTATAACTTTTGATCAAACACCATTTGATTCTGAAGCATACAATGTAATGCTACATGTAGAAACTAAACCAGTTGGTGGAGACTTTGAAGGATTCTTTAAAAATAAAGATAATGAGTCTGCAGGTAGATATGAAGGACAGATTGGTAGAGTTAGAATGACACCATATCCTTACAAGACTACAACTTTACCAAGTGGTAGAGAGATTGATAGAGATCAAGAAGTTCTTAAGTCTATGATATTCTTAAGTGAAGTAATGAACAAGAGAGTTGAGTTAGATACAATTGAAGCTAATACTATTGAAGACTTTATATCTTCTGCTAGTAAATTATTAAGTGGTACATACTTTAATGTATGTTTAGGTTCACGTGAGTGGGAAAACAAAGAAGGATATATCAATAATGATTTGTATCTTCCTAAGTTATCTAAAGACGGTGTACCTGCTGAACAATTAGATAAAGAAAACTCAAGACTATTGTCTTTCAATGAGGCAACTCATGTAAGAAAAGTACAAAAGAAAGCTGAGTCAACTACATCTACTGCAAGCTTTGAGCCTGCAATGAATGGTTCTGCAGGATCTGACTTTGATCTTTAATAAATAATAAAAGTAGTGGGTGTTGAATGGTGTAAGACCAGACGTGGCAATACTAACTTAATTGAGGAGAAAACGGTTGCGTTACCAACCCTCAGCCCCATACTTTTAAATCTAATACTATGTTTACTACAAAAGGATTTGCTGATAATAAAAATGATGTAAATAGTGCATGGGTATTTGAATACTATCTTACTTTACCTGAAAGGCTAGCCGGTCAGGATCTAAAGATTAAGTCTGTGTTTAATCCTAATGAACGTACACCTAGTATGTGTATCTATTTATGTCCATATAAAAATGAATATAAGTTTAAAGATTTTTCTACTGGTAAACAAGGAAGTAAAGTTGACTTAGTACAAGAATTATTTGACCTGAATTATTCCAAAGCTTTATTTAGAATAGTAGAAGACTATAACAAATGGGTAATGGATGGTGGTATATTTGATTCTGAAGAGTTTGTACCTGCACCAAAGTTTAAATTAGATGCAACTATAACAAGAGATTGGACTGATCAAGATGCTGAGTTTTGGTTACAGTTTAATATAGGTAGTAGTATGTTATCTAAGTACATGGTATTACCATTAGATTATTTTACTATGGTAAAAGATACAGGAGATAGTATTGAAAAAATTAAGATACAATCTTCAGGTATTTATGGATACTTTAATAAAGAAAGTAAATGTTATAAGATCTATCAGCCTCATAGTAAGAAAAACAAGTTTACTAAAGTGCATGAGCATCTGCAGGGACTTGAACAACTAACATATGAGAAGGATTATCTTATAATAACATCATCACTCAAAGATGGTATGTGTATTGATTCATTTGGTTTTAACTTGGAGTTCATTGCTCCTCATAGTGAGAACACAATAATCAAACCACATATAATACACAGTTTAAAACAGAAGTATAAAAAAGTATTATCTTTGTTTGATAATGATGAAGCAGGTCACACTGCAATGGAGACATATAAAAATGTATATGATATACATGGTGTATACATCAAGTCTGAAAAAGATATATCAGATGCAGTAAAAAAATATGGAGCTGATGCAGTCAAGCCAAAATTGTTTAACCTAATAAAATCAAGTATATGAAATGGTGGGTAAAAGGTAATGTACCTAGTTCAAAGAACAGCCGTCAATGGACGGGTAAATATTTTGTAGTTAGTAAAACAGTTACTAAATATAGAAAAGCTACAAGAGCGGAGTATGAAAGAATGGCTCCTCAATTTAAGTTTGAAGCAGCTAAGTATGAGTTACCACTTACTATTACATTTACATTTGTAAGAGGAACTAAACACAAGTTTGATTATATAAACCCATGTCAAACTGTACAGGATGATATGGTAAAGTATGGATGGATTGAAGATGATAATTGTGAATTCATCATACCAATATTTGAACCTTATGAATATGATAAAGAATATCCAGGTGTCTGGATTGAAATTAAACCAGAATTAAATAAATTAAAAGATGAGTGAGAAACCTAAGTTAACATTAAAGGTTTATGATAGACTAATAGAAATGATGAGATCCTCCAATATGGAGGATTTTTTTATGGGATTAGAAATATACAAGAACCATGAAAGATCACAATGGTCTGATATACTTATGTATAAATCTTTTGGAGGAAACAAAAGATATAAAGTAGAAAAAGAATTAAATATGGATGGACGTATCTTATGGCGTTATGAAACTATGTCAATGGGCGCACTTAAAGAGAAACGTAAAAGATATTTAAAAGGAGATGAACAATTAATATTTGATAGATTATATGATGAATACAACAGCTATTAACATACAGAAAGTAGTAGATAAAGTATCTAAAGCTTGTAAGACTCTTATGTTTAAAGAACCATTTTATGGTCTCTTTCTTATAGGAATCAATAAAAAATATAGAGATGATCTGCCTACAGCAGGTGTAAGTAAAAACGGAATGGGTGTGCAGCTAGCAATTAATCCTGCATTCTTTGATGGTCTTACTGAAAAACAACAAATGGGTTTGCTAAAACATGAGATATTACATGTAGGCTTTGGACATTTACTTATAAGAGATAAGTATGATGATCAAAAACTATTTAATATAGCAGCTGATCTAGAAATTAATCAGTATATAGCAACTGATTGTTTACCTGAAGGTGGTTTAACATTGGATACATTTCCTGAGTTAAATCTTCCTAATAAAGCAGGGACTAAAGTATACTATGATTTACTTAAGCAAGCTCAACAAGATGGATCGTGTCCAACATTAGACAACTTATTAAATCAAATGAATGGAGCTAGTCAGTATTGTCACAATACGTGGGATGAATTTGATGAGTTATCAGAAGCTGATAAGAAGCTAGTACAAAAACAAATTGAACATCAGTTAAAAGAAACTGCAGAGTTAACAGAAAAAAGACAAGGTCATGTACCTGGTGAATTTAAAGAGTTAATTAATAGACTTAGAACTATAGAACCACCAGTATTTAATTGGAAAGCATATCTAAGAAGGTTTGTTGGTAATTCTAGTATTAGTTATACTAAAAAGTTGAGACGTAAGTATAATAAAAGATATTCAGCAAATCCAGGTCTTAAGATAAAGTTTAAGAATCATATCTGTGTTGGTGTTGACACAAGTGGATCTGTATCTAACTCAGAGTTAGTAGAGTTTATGAATGAGCTTACACATATGCACAAGACTGGTCACAAAATTACTATAGTACAATGTGATACTAGTATAAACAGTATAGAAGAATTCAATCCAAAAAAGGATTGGGAAATCAAAGGTAGAGGTGGTACAGACTTTCAACCTGTAATAGATCATTATAATGAGAAGGGTCACTACACGGCCCTTATATATTTAACAGATGGTGAAGCTTATGCTCCAGAGAATTGTCCAAAGAATGCTCTTTGGGTACACAGTTCTCGTTGTAATATAAATCAAGAGTTACCAGGACTAAAAATTCAAATTAATAAATAATAAAGAAAATGGCACAAGTAAATTTAAACATTGATGAGTTAAAGGATTTTGTTAATCACGTAGTTAACAACAATAGATTCCTACAGAAACAAGGTAAAAAACCAGTAGCAATTGAAGTTGTTGGTGAGTCTGGTATTGGTAAGACTACATCTATTATGGACATGGCAAGAGATCATGATCTAGATTTTGTTAAACTTAATCTTGCACAGATTGAGGAGTTGGGTGACCTTGTAGGTTTTCCAGTTAGACAATTTCAAATGTATAAAGAAAAGCAAGTACCTGTTAAAGGTGATGATGTAAACTATAGTAGAACGGGCGCTGCAGCTGATGATCTACTAAAGCTAGCAAACAAAACTACTACTAAAAAAGTTGGTCAGTGGGTTGATGAGTTAGCTGTAGCAGAATATCTTAAGAGTGGATGGAAGATGACGGGTCAAAACCGTATGTCATACTGTGCACCTGAGTGGATTGCAGGTAAGAAGAAAGGTGGTATCCTACTTCTTGATGACTGGAACCGTGCAGATATAAGATTCATCCAGGCTGTTATGGAATTGGTAGACCGTCAGACATACATCTCATGGACACTACCAGAGGATTGGCATATTATATTAACTGCAAATCCTGATAACGGTGACTATATGGTTAACTCTGTTGACTCAGCACAAAAGACTCGTTACATTACTGCAAACTTAAAGTTTGATGTAGATGTGTGGGCAAGATGGGCAGAAGCAGAAGGTATTGACTCAAGATGTATTAACTTTTTGTTAATGCATCCTGAACTTGTAACACAAGAAACTAATGCAAGATCTATTTCTACATTCTTCAATGCTATATCTAGCTTTGAGAAATTTGATGAGAATCTACCACTAATCCAAATGATTGGTGAAGGTAGTGTGGTGAAGAGTTTGCATCTATGTTTACAATCTTTATTAATAACAAGTTAGACAAGCTGGTAACTCCTAAAGACTTATTGACTCATGACAATGAGCAATATATTTTAGGTGAGCTTGGATCATGTGTTGGTAAAGATGATTCATACCGTGCAGACATTGCGTCTACACTTGCAACAAGACTTGGTAACTATGCTGTTGTATACTCTAAAGAGAATACAGTTAACCAAAAGATTACTGATAGGTTGCTAACACTATGTACTAAAGAGTATTTCTCTAATGATCTTAAGTATCTAATTGTTAGAACTATCTTTAATGGTAACAAGCAGAAGTTCAACAAGTTTATGATGAACCCTGAAATAATTAAAATGACATTAAAGTAATGGCAAGAATTCATGAAGATGTAAGATCCATGAATAGTATTGTTTCAAGTTTAGGTATTGCCTCTACAGACATCAATGGGATGATCTGTAGTGGTGATGCCTTAACCTATACAACAGTATTAGTTAGTGAAGATGAAACATCATATACAAAACATCAAGAAATATTAGAAGGAGATAATGAAACTCCCATTATAAATTATAAAAAGAAAAAAGCTTTTATTATTCCTGGCTCAAACATAACTGCTGATAAATTAAAAATGGAATTAAAAGAGCATGATATTAAAATTACTAGTGATATAGATCAAGCAGATGTATTTATTACTAATGTTATGTCAAGTCAAATAGTTCATGATCATAATATACCATTGCGTGCTATTATGTTTAATATTAATAATGGTTATTCTATAACTGAGTTTGAACAAGGTGAAAGAAAATGTGATATTATTAATAATTGGATGACTGATGAAAGCATAGAACATGTAATATGGGATAACAGACGTTCTGAAGCTTTGAATACTTATCTTGGTAGTTGTGAATATGATTCTCTTCCTTATGATACATATGTATATACAGGGATGGCTTTAAAGATTTTAGATCGTATTATTAATGATGGTTGTGAAACTATTGCTGGTAATAGAGTTATAGATGAGTCTCCTAATCAGCAAATACTAACTCAAAGTTTACTTGATACATGTTTACAAATGTATGATGCAGGTGGTGATGATAGAGCAATGTTAGAAAAGATTTTACCTACAATACGTACTGATGTTAATCATCATTTATTATGGAAGCTACACGGTAATATTCAAGAATATAATTTTAGCTCACGTAATAAAGATTTAAAGTATTGGTTTAATAAATCACAACACACTTGGTATGGAAGAATGTCTGCTGAAGATTTTGTAACAAAACATGATGAAGAAGGTACACTTACCTCTGAAGGTTTTAAATATATGGAGCCTATCATAAGAAAAGAAATCCAAATCTATAACAGAGAGTTGTATGTATTCACAGTAAGAATTAAACCAGAGTATGAACAAAAATATTTAAAAAAAAAGTAAGAGATGAAAATAATTAAATTACATAGATTAATATTTAATATTAATGATGATGAATCAAAAATTAAATCAGAAAAAGTAGATATAATATCTGAAGGTGCTTATGTGATTGACATACCAGATTCAAATAGAACTGATCAAATTTCAAATCATATACTTGAAGCATTGGGACCTAATGAAGTTAAATCATTAGATAATGTATCTACATTATATAGGTATCCTAATCTTAGTTTATCTAGAGATAGAGTTGCTTTCTTTTGTAAAGACAATGATATAAAAGTAATTAGAAATAAAAATATAGCTGATGTAAGAATTATATCTTATAAAGCTATAGAAAAGCTAATGACTTATCATTGGTCAAAAAGTTGCATAAGTGTAACTAAAGCTATAGATATAGTTAATCAACATGCTAATGCGTTTGCAAGTAAAGAAGATCAATTATCTTGTATAGATCAACTTAATCAAATAGATAAAGCTGATGTAATAGATATAGATTCATTAGTTCGTAGATATTATTATGCTGACAATTGGAATAATACTTTAGGTCCAATGTTAGATCAGTTTAAAAGTTCTAGAACTATGACTGCTCATTGGACTGTTGGGCCTGATGCTATTGATATGTTTAATGAACTTTTAAATCCTACATTTAAATGGATCTTAGATGAAAATTGTAATAAACTTATGTCTGCTGACTCAGTAGCATTAGATGATCAAAGCTTTATTCAAATCAAAGATATGTTGAAATCAGGAGGCGCAGATGATAAAGCTGTTGCAATGAACTTAATGTCTAATTGTGATATAGAATCTTCTAAGACTTATTTGGCTATGCTGTTCTTTCACTTTGGTGATAATATGAAAGGAACTAAACCTTGGAACACAGTTGGCTTTAAAGCATTAAGAAAAGGTTTTCAAAAATATTATGATAACACCTCATACAGTTATCAGCATTCATCAAGATATGAAAAACTAATTAGTATGTTGATTGAAGATGATGCATTAACTGTACCAGCAATGGAACATGTGTTAGATTTATTATTTGAAGATGTTGTTAAGAAAGCAACAGGTCTTAGTGCTTCAAAAGCATTTAAGTTAGAAAGAAGTTCAATATCATTAACACCAGAATTTGCTGCTAGAGTTAAAAAGAAATCTTTGGCTTCAGCATTAACAGATTCTCAAGTAGATTTACCATTTTAATTATGACAGATAAAGAACAGATATTTAAAGACAAATATGACAGAGGAGAATTTAAGTTTTCATATTCAAGTATGAATAGACTTAGGTTCTCCCCTAAGCTTTTCTACAAGGATTATATCCTTAAAGATAGAGAGCCTAGATTAGATAAGCATTTAGTAGAAGGTAGATTACTACATCTATTATTATTGCAACCTGATAACTTTGCATTAGAGTTTGCATTGTTACCGGGTAAAATACCATCAGAAGCTGTACGTAGAGTTCTTAATGAAGTTAAAGAGACTGCACATTTAAATGTAGTACCAGATCTTGAAGATCATGAACCTGAGATTATAACTGCTTTAAAACATCAGAACTTATATCAGTCTATTAAAGATGACTCAAAGAGATTAGCAAAAATACTTACGGATGACAACAAAGAGTATTTTAAATTTCTACTTGAATCAAAAGGCAAAGACATCATTGATCAAGATATGTATGATAGAACATTAGAACGTGTAGAGATTGTCAAGTCAAAGAAAGATATAATGGATTTACTTGATCCAGTTATAACAGACTTTGAGTTAGATGAAACTGAAACGTTTGCAGAATCATATCTAGAATGTGATTTAAGAGATCTTAAGTTTGGTCTTAAGGGTTATGTAGACAAGTACATAATAGACCATAAGAAAAGGTCAATCACTATCATTGACATCAAGACTTCTGGCAAGTCCATTGTCAATTTTGTAGACACTGTTGATTACTACAATTATTGGATGCAAGCTTCTATTTACACTATGTTAGTATTAAAAAATATACCAGATGGTATACAAGGTTATAAAATAAACTTTAACTTTATAGTAGTAGATACGTATAATCAAGTATATAATTTTGAAGTAAGTGAACAAACTATGCAAACATGGGGTAGTCAACTCATGGAAGTAATTAAAGCATGTAAGTATCACTTAGAAGAAATGAATTTTGATTTACCGTATGAGTTTATTAATAACAAAGTTGTACTATAATGTATAAAAAATACTTTCAAAAAAGCAAGATCTTCCTCTACCCTTTATTAAATATAAAGAGAGGGGTAGATTTTGTACCTGTAGAAACATTTTTAACCTGGGAGGATAACTATGAAGTAAAAGATAAAAAATTCATGTGTTTGTATGAGCAAAAAGAAACAGATGAATGGAAAACTTTTGAAGCTAAATATTTATTATCAAATATATACTTTTATGATTATATATTGTTAGATGAAGATGTACACTTATATGTATATGACTTTAGTGATATAGGTAATGATTACAATAAAGTAGCACGTGGTAAGTATTCTGAAATTACAGAACTTAATAAAGAAGCTATTATGAATTTCTTTGGAGAAAAAGGAGCTATTGCACAATATGTGGAAGAGTTTCTTTATCCAGAGTATTATCATGCTGATTATGCTCAAGAGTTAGGAGTTAGTGTTGAGTCACTAGTAAATGTATATGAGCTATGTGATAAACCGGATATGAAAAAAGAAAATTTAATATTCAAAAAACCAGACACTAAAGCTATTTTTCAAAAAAAGTTTTTATCTTTGTATTCTAATTCAAAATATATTTTAACATGAGTAAAGAAAACAAAAAACCAACGTATGGACAAAACATGTTGATTACAACATCAAACTGGGGCCCATACAAAACATTTAAATTAATGCCTATCACTGAGGATTGCCCTTATGTGGAGATTATATTTGACCCAAGTAGTAAAATACTTGCTGTTATTTCTAAAATTAATAAAAGTTCATATCACTTTGTACCAAAGATTGATGACAACGGAGATGAAGTAAAACTTAAAGTTGGTAAGAGACCTAATGGTAAAGAAGTAAAAGAACAAAGAGTTATGATGCAAACGCATGCAGAGTATTATATTGTTGATGATCAAGAAATCAAAGACTTTATTAATAAATTTGCAGTTAATGCTGATTCATATGACTATGCTAGCATTATTGATAATGATGTTGAGCAAATGAAAAGAGCTTTATCTTCTGACAAAGCAACTAATCTAAACCTTGTTTAGAGTTTTCTTTATTAACCAATCCATGGGAAGGGACTTCGGTCCCTTTTTTTGGGTCTAAATTTACAATTATGACAGGATTAGCAATATTAATAAGTATATATATCATGTTTAGGTTAGCAAAACATGCTCTTCATCAAGGTAGAAGAATAGAAGAACAAAAAAAATTAATTGAGAATATGACTAAATGGGAAGAAAACCATAAAGCTGATATGGATGCACAAGATTCTAAATGGGGTAAACATAAAATATGAAGAGCCATTGGATAATGGATTATGAAACACTGAGTAACTTCTTTTGTGGTGTATTTAAACATTACAAAAAAGAAGAATATAAAGTATTTGTAATACATTCTAAAAGAGATGACAGAAAAGCATTTATAGAATTTCTTGAAGAAAACAAAAAGAATAGAGAATATCATATATCATTTAATGGTTTAGGATTTGATGCACAAATAACACATTGGTTTCTTGATAAAAAACAAGCAGTGTTAAAAGCAGATATAGAAGACTTAGTTCGTCACATCTATGATGAAGCACAAGCAACAATCCAAAGATCTAATAATAAAGAATTCTCTAAATATCCAGAATGGAAAATGACCATTCCTCAAATAGATGTATACAAACTTAATCACTGGGACAATATGGCCAAGCGGTCTAGCCTCAAGTGGATTGAATATACTATGGATTGGAATAACATTCTTGATATGCCTATTGATCATGAGTCAGAGATAACAACTGATGAAGAGATTGATATGGTTATTGATTATTGTATTAATGATGTTAATGCAACTCAAGAAATCTATAATAGATCTAAAGAGCTTATAGGATTAAGAATAAACTTATCTAAAGAATATAATATTAACTTGTTTAATGCATCAGAACCTAGAATATCTAAGGAGCTGTTTGCATTCTATTTAAGTAAAGAATTAGATATTCCTAAGTATGAGTTAAAAAAGATGAGAACATTTAGGCGTGTAATAAAACTAGAAGACATTATACTGCCTTATGTAACGTTTAAGACACCAGAGTTTCAATTGCTTCTTGATAGATTTAAAACTGTAGAATTAAATCCTCTTAATATAAAAGGGGCCTTTAAGTACAGTGTTAAATACAAAGGAGTAAAAACAGATTTTGGTTTAGGTGGTGTTCACGGTGCAAATAAACCGGGGATATATGAACCTAAAGATGGTGAAATTATTATGTCTTCAGATGTTACATCTTTCTATCCTAATCTAGCAATTAAAAACAGTTGGTCTCCAGCGCATTTACCAAAGTCACAGTTTTGTGAGCTATATGAATGGTTTTTTACAGAAAGAAAAAAGATTCCTAAGAGTAATCCTATGAACTATGTATATAAAATTATACTTAACAGTACATATGGTCTCTCTAATGATAAGAATTCTTTTTTATATGATCCAGAGTTTACAATGCGTATTACAATCAACGGTCAATTGACCCTAATGATGCTCTATGAAATGATTATGGAAGCAATACCAGAAGCACGTGCAATTATGCAAAATACTGATGGTATTGAGACTATTATTCCTGAGTCAGCAAAGGAGGAGTATTTTAAAGTATGTGAACAATGGGAAAGGCTAACGCAACTAAATCTGGAACATGATGAGTATCAGAAACTTATCTTTGGAGATGTCAATAATTATATTGGTATTTTTAAATTTGTTGAGACAGACTTAACTACATGGAGAACAATAAAGCAAAAAAATCCACACTATTTATTTAAAGTAGAAAAGGATAAATTTTATTATGCTCCTGTTAAATGCAAGGGTAGGTTTGAATTTACAGGTTTAGCATTGCATAAAAACAAATCTAAATTAGTTATTCCTAAAGGTATCTATGAATACTTTGTAAATAACAAACTACCTGAAGATTATCTTAAGGAAAATACTAATATACTAGACTATTGTATTGGTAGTAAAACTAATAGCGGTTGGCAAGTTAAAGCTGAATATGTAGATAATGGTGTTGCAAAATCTGATGATCAACAAAAGATTAATAGATATTATGTAAGCAACAGCGGATCTAAGCTTGTTAAAGTTAACAAGAATGATGGACGTATCATACAGTTAGAAGCAGGACCTTGGATGACAACTATGTTTAATAAAATGACTTTATCTGAAAAGTTTGCAGACTATGATATTAACTATAAATATTACCAGCAAGCTATTGAAAAAGAAGTCAATAATATTTTAGGTTTTACTAGTAATCAATTGAATTTATTTGATTAAATTTGACAATTATGGGACACAAAAAAGCGGTTACAACAACCAAAGTTTATTTAGAAAACGCACCCTTACCATCACATGGTAAGACGTATACAGTGGTATCACATAAAGAAGTGATGGATCACACACAAAAACTATTAAAAGTTAATGGTTTTAAAATCAATAACCAACTGTTTAAAGCAAGTATGAATGCTAGAGTAGCTCAAGGGATATACAATATCTCTGGAGCTAATTCTGTATCAGACAATGAAATTAGTATGATGTTTGCTTGGACAAACTCATATGATAAGAGCACAAGATTTCAATGTGGAGTTGGAGCTTATGTAATAGTATGTAATAATGGAATGATCCATGGTGATATGGCCAACTATGGTCGTAAACACACAGGAACTGCTAATGCAGACATTGCAGTATCAATTGCACAACAAATAAGTGTAGCTTCACAAAATTTCAATCAGCTTGTTCAAGACAAGAATGATATGAAAACAATAACTTTATCTAATAAGAATCAAGCTGAATTCTTAGGTAGATTGTTTATTGAAGAAAAACTTCTTGACTCACAACAAATGACATGTGTAAAAAATGAAATGGATAAAGCATCATACAATTATGGAGTAAGTTCTGATTCTGCTTGGTCATTTTATAATCATGTTACACATGCGTTAAAGTTAACACATCCAAGAAACTGGATGAAAAATCAAGCTAAGTTTCATGAGTTTATGACAGCTGAGTGTTTAAGTAAAACTAAAAATAATACTTTAGATACATATACTAATCCGGAAGATGATATTCAAATGCCTGAAGAACATCTAATAGACTTACCAGAAAATGATGATTATAATTCTTCAAATAATGTGTTTACACTATGAGTAAAAAAAAGAAAGAAGAAAAATATAATAAATACTATTATGATATAGGACGTAATTATCCATTTAATTATGATGTTAAAATGAATTGTCCTCCAGGATTAGAGTATAATAAACCATATACTTTAGATGAAGCATCAAGTAAATGGAAAAATGCTGAATTTGCTGATCAATTAGATGCAGTAGCAGAAAGTATAACTAATTTATTAAAAGAAAAAAATGCTGCATATGGGAATACAGCATTAGAGCCTGTTAATATATTTAGTAAACTTGATTCTGTTGAAGCAATAAAAGCACGTATTGATGATAAATTATCTAGAATTGCACATGTAGGTTTGAATGATAATACAGAAGATACTGCAAGAGATCTTGTTGGTTATCTGTTATTATTATTAATGGCACTAGATAGAAAAGCAGACTAAGGTCTGTTTAGCAGGAGGTCTTTATTTGTTTACCCTCCTGCTTACTACACCCATAGCTCAATTGGATAGAGCAACAGCCTTCTAAGCTGTAGGTTGAAGGTTCAAGTCCTTCTGGGTGTACTATTAATCAAAACTATTAATTATGGAATTATTTTGGGCTATTATGATTTACTTTGCTGGTTTAGCTACCGGTGCCTATGCAGTTACACAGTTTGATGAAAAACTCAAAAAGTAGTTACATAGGAGCATTTATAGGGTTTTGTGGTCTCTTGATCACAACCCTTTTAGTTATTATACATAAATATATATAGTTGAGCACCTTTGGTTTTGCCATATTAGTTGCTGTATATTGGATTATCTTTACAAAATTTAAAAAAAGCAATGACATATAAAGGATATATATTACAAGAAAAGATGTCTGAAACAAATGTACCAATGCGTATATTTAGAAAAGAACTCCAAGAAGGTTATAAAGAAATAGATTTACCTTCTGACAAAGAGATTGTTATCAATGATAGAACGGGTATACCGTTTTTAAAAACTAAAGAAAAAGATAATGGAAATGGAAATGAATTTGTATTCTGTTACTGGGAATAAAGATGAAAATATAGTAGTTATATGGCCATCAAAAAACAAGTAACAAAAACATTAGTAACAAAAACAAATAACAATAGTAGTGACTGCATAGCTCCAAATATAATCTATGGATGTTTTGGTGGCTGTGTAGACACATATTGTTATATGTCTAGATTTAATGGACATAGAGTATTTGTTAATACTAATGTTAATGATATATTTAACTCTGTTCTTGCTTGGGAAGCGGGCTACACTAAAGTTCCTAACCAGCAAGATCCAGTATATACAATGGTAGACATTGCATGCAACTCAGATTTAGTTCTAATGCAAAAGCATATGCCTGAACCACTACATGATTACCTTAAGCGCTTTGATGATCACCCACAACTTAATAGTACTATGGCTACTAAGTATCCGGGTCTTCTTAAACTTAATGTTAATCATTTTAATAAACCACCTAGAGTAAGGGTAAGTCTCATGCCTCAAGCTTATTCAGATGTATTAGAACCTAAGATGCAAAAAATTGAATCTAGAATACAAGACATTAATAGACTTAAAGATTTAGGATGGGAAGTACATTTAAATTTTTCTCCACTTATATTTATGCCGGGGTGGTCTAAGCATTATGACCAGTTGTTTAAACGTGTTAAAGAGGTAGCAGGTGAAAATAAATGTGAAGTTATTGCATTGACTAATCATGTTAATCAAATGATTAAAGCTAGTGATGAGGCCCGTGAGATTATGAAATATTCTGATGAAGTTAAAAATGGGACAGGAGTGATGCGCTATCCAATAGCAAAGAAGCATAAGCTTCTAGAGATGTTTAAACAAATCTATGCAAACTATTTTGACATAGCAACAATAAGATATATATTCTGATGTATAAAGAAGAAATTAAATTCCTTACCAAGAAGGGGTATTGGCCGTGTTGTTATCCAGTAGGAAAAAAATGGGAAATGGTAATATATGAACGCAAGTCAGCCAGGTGGGTAAAAAGAAAAAGAAAACTATTTACCTACCCGGCTGCTGCATATAATTGGGCAATCAACTACTTAGAACCTTTATTAGATATAGATTAAGAACTTTTAGTCCAGAATCCGTATTCCATAACTGCAGTAGTAGCAGATCCTTTAAATTGTAAATGAGCTGATGCTTCAAGAGGAATTAATGCAAATTCACCTTTAGCTAACTTAGCTAATGGAGATTGTGTTACTGTAGGTACACCTGACTCAGTACATGTAGCTGTTGCTACAGTCTGTGCATGTACTGTTTCAGTACCAGCAGATGTATTCATGATATATAAATACGTATCTGTAGTATTCTTAGTACCATTTAAATCATCTAATGTTGTTGCAAATGATGTTGTTAATCCTGTTGTACCAACTTGTACAGCTGGGCTTGTAACTGTTAAAACTTTTTCTTTAACAATATTTAAAACGTCACTAGTTGTACCAGTGCCTGTTAATGATAATCTACCTGTAATTGTTGCCATTTTTTTATTATTTAAAATTATTTACTTCTTTTTTTTCTTGTTTTAGGGTAGTTTCTTTTACTACCTTTTACTCTGCTCTTTTCTTTTTTACCACGGTTTTTAGATGCTGACATTGCTACAGTCTTCTGTGAACGTGGTCCATTAGGATGATGAAGATCTTTACCATCACCTTTACGTACTTTACCTACTTTAAGACCTTCTCTACGTGCTTTATTTCTAGCCGCTCTATCTTTTTTTGATTTAGTAGAGGACTGAAATTTCTTATATTCTTTTTTATAGTCTCTTTTTGCAGGCATAATACATTATAATATACTAAAATTCTATTTCAAATCCTAGATTAAAAAGCATAAACCTAACCCTTGCTGCATTAATTAAAATTTCTAATGCTGAAAAGGTTCCAATTCTAAGTTCTATTTTATAAATCTCACTTTTATTATTAGATTTATAACTATTTATCCAATTTATGTTCATTCTATTTTCTTTTTCCTCCATGGTATGCTACAGCATGACCTTCAGAGATTAATAAATCATTCACACAGATCATGGTAAGTTTATCAGATCCATCTACTTTATCAATTGATAATTTACCTAGACATCTTCCAAACTTACCTACACCTTGTGAATCTAAAAGTATTTTATCACATCCTTCTAATAGGTTCTTAAGTCTATCTTTAGCCGCAAGACCTTTTTTCTTTTCTTCAAGATCTCTTGTCCTTGACTCAGGAGTATTAATACCAGCAAGTCTTATACGTTTCTTAACTTTAACACTAAAGCCAAGATCTATATAAGCATCAATAGTATCTCCATCAATGACCCTAATTAGCTCAATCTGATAATTATACATTACTCTTTGCAAGATTCATGAGACTTATCACAAGACCCATCTTCTGCTTTAGTTAAACCGCAAGTACATTTTGACATTATTTCTTTGTTTTTTCTAGTGAACGGCCACCAAAGTAGGCACCAATCACTGTGATTAATACTAATTGTAATAGATCAGTCCATTTAGCTTCAACAACAAAGTTAATAACACCTGCATCAATAAATATCAATAGCACAGTGCTTATAACTAAGAATGCTAATACTAATGGTCTAATATTTTTAGATAGCCATGAGTCAGACTTCATATCTGCTTGCCATCTGGAAGTTATTTCTTTTTCCATTTGGACCTCATAATTAGCTACAAGTTCTTTCATTTTTTGTTTAGCGGCTAGCTTTTCTTCTTCAGATGTATGTAGTCCATCAATAACACCACCTACACCTTCAACAAGTTCTTTAGCTCCTCCACTAAATATAGTTCCTAGTATACTCATATTATAATTATTTCCAACTACCGCTGCCACCAAAGGCACCTAAGCCTTCACCAATCCCAGCTGCAGTTGCGTTTCCACTGGTCCCCCAAGTTACTTGACAAACACCACCGTCTTCAGCACCAAATGCTACACCAAACGTTGTTGCTTTTAGTAGCACATCTTCATCACCAAAGTAAATTACTCCAGCGCATGTAAGATCTCCTACTCCAATTCCACCTGAGCCACCTTCGTATTCATGTGTGTTACCTTTACTATCTGTAAAGGACACTGTTACGTGTGCATAAAATAAAAATCCTTCTACATTAATTTCACATGGATAACTAGTTACACCATCCATATCTTCTTTCCAAGTTAGTGTTGGTCTTACATCTAATACATTTGCATTACCATTACTATCTGGACTGTTAGGATTAATTCCATGAGCAGCAAACCATTTTTCTGCTCTTCTTCTTCTTGCCTTATTAGGCTTTCTACTTGGTTTCATACTAAATTTTTTTACTATACTTGACCACCACATCCACATCCCTTTGTAGTTTTTTTAGGAGCTCTTGTTGTTAATTTACTTAACAAACTTTGTTGTCCACCTTTTCTAGCTTGAGGTAATATGTTTCCTCTTTTATTACTGCCACCACTTTTATATCTATGTTTATATCCTGGCATAATATTATTTTTTTAAGCAGCAGCCTGATTCACACCAGCCTAAACATACTTTGTTAAACGTTATCTTACATAATAAAATACAAATAAATTTTTTCATAACCTTAAGATTTTTTAATTTTTTCCAGTGAGCTAATTCCAAAACTCCCTAGAGTTACTATTACAAAGCTATTATATATAACTTCATTTATTACAAGTTCCATTCCGCACCATCCAGTAATTAAATCACATATTGCAAATATTACCATTAGCACAAAAGAAGCAAAGCCAACTATGGCTTTTTCATTTATATCATTTTCATCTTTAAATAATTTCCACATAACTATCTTGTTAAACATACATCTAATGATGCGTTTGCTTCACCAGATCCTGATGTAGCTTCTATCCAAATACAAACTAAAGGTTCATCTTCAGGTGTTGAATCATTAGGAACAAACTTATCTATATATAAGTCTTTTAATTCAAACACATCATTATTACCTGTTAGACTTACTTTAGTTCTAATAAATACCATTTGATTTGCTGCCCCCATTAAAGTAGTATTATTAGCTGCAAGCAAAGATCTCTTCCAGATTGCAATATGAAAGATTATTGGAGTAGCTCTATCATTAGCTAAATAGCCTGAGTTAGTAACAGTAAGAGTAGCAAACTTTGCACTATCCTCTCCAGTTGTTGGAGTTCCGGACGCACCAATCCCATCAATAGGGAGCCATGTTCTAGTTGTACTTAATCTAGTACTAAAAGCATATACAGGGTTTGTTGTTACAGGCATTATTATTTCTTTTTACGTTTTTTACTAATCTTTTTAAGTGTCTTAGCAAATCTACATCTATAACCGGCCTTTTTACTAGGCGGGTTCTTACAGTATTGTGCTATAGTCATACCTTTACGCTTGGCTGCAGCTGTTAGTGAGCCAGGCTTTTTTATAGCTTTTTTTATGTCTAATTTTTTCTTTGCCATCTTAACATTTCCAACGTCTTCTTGCTTTACAAATTCTTTTATCTGGAGTCTTACTACAGTTAACGTTATGCATTTTCATCTGACCGGCTGATCTAGCGCAGTATGATTTCTTACGTTTACCTCCTCCTGGTTGTGGAGCTTTAAGTTTAGAGCCAGTTTTTTTATTAATCATTCTACGGCCCTTAGCAGTAAGTCCACCTTTTTTACTTTTGCAACCATTCTTAATAGAACAGCCTTTCATTGCACCTTTCTTTTTACTTGCCATAATTACTTCTTTTTAGATTTTTTCTTACCTTTTCTGATAGAACTAGTTCTACGGCCCATCCCCACTTTCTTTTTCTCAGCAACAGCTTTAGCTTTTTGTGATTTAGATAAAGAGCCCCATGTTCTAGGTGTTTCCTTACTAACACGTTTAGTAGGTCTACACTTTTTAGTCTTCTTATTTTTAGAAGAACCACAAGGATTACCCTTTTCGTCTTTCCACTTCTCTTTAAACCAACGTTTAAGATTAGCTCCTGCTTTTGTTTTTCTAACTGCCATTACTTTATCTTACCTCTACGTTTTCTACATTTAGCAATATATCCGCTAGCATAAGCACTAGGAAATACTCTGTACTTAGCTTTAGCTTTGTGATAACATGCATCTTTTTTACTCTTTGTTTTTTTCTTCTTAGCCATAATTAAAACACTTTATAGTTAATACCAAATTTGAAATCATACCATTCTCTGTCCCAGTATTTATTATACTTACCTTCTACAAACGCACCAAGATTTCTTGTTACTTTATAACCAAAAATCATACCGCCAGAATAGTCATACCATTGTTCTCCATCATTAAAGTTATGATATGAATATGTGCCTCCGTCATTATAGTGATAAGGTAGTACATTACCCCAAGCATGAATCCATATATCTTTAGTATACTTATAATAATCAAAACCTATAATAAGAGAATGAACCCATTGAGCAGGTAATTTGTTTCTCTCAGCAGCAACATAGTCAACTAGCATTTCTGGAACCACTACTGCTTCCCACACTTCTTTACTTGTTGCAACGGTAGCGCCTGATGGATCAGTATATTCTGTACCGCCTTCTCCGTCAAAGATTACATTGTAACCTTGATCTAGGGCCAATTGTGTATAGTGTAATGATCCATTAGGTAGCATCCATTGTTCAAGCGGATTGAATCCATAGGGCTCTGAAATTCTCTGACATGCCCCCACGTTAAAAGAGAGTTTACCCTTTGAATTAATCCTTAATCTTTGTGAACCTTGAAAATATTTTATATCTGCAAAACCGTCTTGTAAATATTCTACACGTGCTAACCATCTTGTTGTGTTGTATCGTAAAAAGTGATTTTGATTTATAAACTCTATTCCCTGTTGCCTCGCATAATCAACCTCAAATAAATACTCAAAACCTTTCTTAACTCTCCCTATAGTAGCTGCATCGTTAAATGATGTCTCTGTACCATCTTTAAATGGTAACTGTGGTTCGTATTGAAATCTCTGAATCTTTCTAATCCCAAACGTTAACGTATAATTGTATGGTGTTTCTATAACATCATTTAATAAAGTACCTGTAGCAACATCGTATACTGTCTGGTCTGATATTGAATTACCACCGTTAACTGATGAATATAAAGTAGAGTACTTAAAAAAATCTTTAAATACCTGACCGTTTGCTGACATGCAACTAAAAAAAGCTAATATGAATAATAAATATTTCATCTTAATATGTAAAATTATATTTGTCTTGAACATAAGCATCTAATAAATCTAAATCAGCACTAGATAAAGATGACTTAAATAATGCCCACTCATATATATTACCTTCATAAAATTGAGTAGTATTATTTCCTTTACCTACAAAAATATTACTTGTACTTACAGGAGTTCCACTTACAGTAGCAGGAGCATTAGACTGTGCATTAAACCTAACACTATTTGTATTATTTGTATCACTTGTATTACATGTAATAATACCAAAACCTTGACCTCCTGTTGGAAGAATTGAATCACTTGCTAATGAAGAACTATTATATACTGACTGTATTAAAACATCAGAATTATTAAACCTACACACAAATCCATTAGGGTTTCTTGCACCTGTTACTCCTCTTGTTGTTCCTGTTCCTCCAACATCTTGAATTATCATAATTGTATATTCTGTACCATAATTCACATTTGCAGCAGTGCCAAGATTATCAGTCTGTTCTATTTGAAAAGACTCACTACCAGTAAATTTTAAAAATGGTAAATTGTTTTGTCCACCAGTCTGCTCATAAGCTGCTTCTGTACCTATATAGTTTAAAACCCAATCTACTACACCAGGATTAGGTTGGCTGCTTTGATTTCCAGAATTTCTTACACTAGTAACTCTACCACCATTTTCTGTAACATTTTCTCTTTGAGTAGCATCAAACCAAATATCAGCACCACCTGCAATTTCTGCAGGAGTTAATACGCTACTAGCAGTACCAGTAGAACCTTTGTGTATACCTAAACCTAAACCTAGAATATTCATTTTAGAAACTTGCTTTAGCTGTTGTCATATCTTTATAATAAGCTATACCTTTACCAGCAGTTAATTCAATACTTAAAAAGTTTCCATATATTGTTACACCAGCAGGTATAGTCATGTCAGCTGTAACATTTTTAATAAGAGGATCTCCTGTACTAGCACCTTTAGTAAGTATGTTTGTTGTAGACCTGCTTGCATCTATTGTAGCATTTTCAAGAGCTGTAAATGCAAAAAAAGTTCCATTAATAGCTTCATATTTTTCTCCTGTTGCTCCTATATATACAGTACCACTTGGTGATATAGCTTCTGTTGTTGCAGAGTTAATATCGTTTAAGATGTTATCTCTTCCGTTGTTAGTCTTCATAATTTAATGTTTTATAATTTTATTAATAAATGATTTTCCATCAGTTGTTATCTTTAAGTTATAAATTCCTTTTGAATAAGTTGATAGATCTATTGTATTTATGTTTTCTTCTTCTATAATTATTTTACCTTGCATATCAATTACTAGAACTTCTATATTTAATCTAGTTTCAATTCTTAATATACCGGATGTTGGATTTGGATAAACTACAATTCCTATAACTGACATATCATTTAAATTTGTTGGCCATCCTAACTCACAATAATCATACATTGTTTGACATGATGCGTCCCATGCATTCTCACAACAATAATCATCTACATCAATTACCCAAGCATAACATCCATCATTTAACCAATAAGGATTTCCAGGGCCAGTGATACAACCAGCATCGTACAGGCAAGAAAGAGAATCATTAACATTATAGTAAGACTCGTAATTCCATGCCGTCTGATCCATGCAACCTGGGATTGCTTCAATGCAAGAACCATTGTCAGTATTAGCCAACGGATCATAGTTAATGGCAGTGCTATCAGTACAACCGTAAATATAATCAATACAGCTAAAATCTTCTGTGTTAGCTGACGGATTGTAGTTGAGCGCAACTGGATCAGTACAACCATAAATAAAAGGAATGCAATTATTGTCATCTGTATTTGCTAATGGGTTAAAATTAAACATAGTAGAATCTGTACAACCAAAAACAAAAGGTATACATGATCCATTATCTACATTGGCTAAAGGATCAAAGTTAAACATTGATGCATCTGTACAACCATAAACTATATCTATACAACTTGAGTCATCTACATTTGCTTGTGGATTATAGTTAAGTGCATTAGGATCTGTACACCCTGGTATTGGTAATACACAAGAGCCATCGTCTGTATTAGCGGTTGAATCATAATTAAGTGCTATAGGATTTGTACAACCATCTATAACAGGTATACATGTTGAGTCATCAACGTTAGCATTAGGATTATAATTAAATGCTAAAGGATTCATACATCCTTCTACTATTGCTATACATGACCCTGGTATTTCTACGTTTGCTAACGGATCATAATTAAGTGCTGTTGAATCCATACATCCTGCAACAACTAAAGTTACACATGATCCATCATCAAAATCAGCAGTTGTATCATATTCTAAATACAGCGGATTCATACACCCTGCCACATAATAACAAGAACTGTCATCTGTATTAGCTTCATCATAATAATTTAAAGCAAGACTATCCGTACAACCAAAAACTTTTTCTATACATGTATTACCACAATTAGTAATAAAAGAATATGGAAACAAAGGTTGTATAAATGGAGGTTGAACACTAACTAATGTATCACCTTCTGGATTCATAAGCGTAAACCCACATTCTATAGTAGTTAGTGTTGCCTGTGGAGATATATGAAATCTAAACACGGCAGGATCTGGTGCATCTATAGTAAATTGATATTCATCATTAAAACCTCCAGTATGCGTAAAAGAGAAAGAAGTGTCAGGTAATTCTAAAGATAAGTGTGATCCTACCCAACCATTACCCATAAGATCATGCAACACTAACGTAAATTCACATTGTGGAACAAGGTCCATTGTATTTGCAGTAGAATCATAGTTAAATGCTGTTGAGTCAATACATCCAAAAACTTTTAATGTTTGACAGCTACCATCATCAGTATCTGCAAACGGGTTCCACTCTACATAATCATCATCCGTACATCCATATATAGGAGGACATGTATCAATAGCAAATACGTGTGTACTATCTGTTCCAAAAGCTGGATCTGTACCATATACTAATGTATCACCACATTGTTTAACAAAATAAGATCCATCTTGACCTTGCCAAAGTGAACCATTTAAACCGTCCCCATAAGAATCAAATATTGTAAAATTTAATACCGTTTGTGGTAAACATACAGGAACAACAACAGTTCCATAATCTGGTTGTGAACCATAACCACTACCTGATGCTACTACAAAACCTAAAGTATCAGTAATCTCCCAAGACGTTTCTGATTGATACTGATCTAAATTAATTATAACTACTGCAGGTAAACATGGTGGAGGTGGAGGTCCGTTTGGTTGACATGGACCCAAATTAAAGTTTATTATTTCTGTAGCAAAGTAATTTGTAGGTGAAGATATAAATTCTACTATTGTATCTTGACAGTTATTCCATGTTCTAAAATAACCTTGCATGCCTGTATCTTGCCATCCGTCTCCATATTGATCTAAAAGAATAGCAGTAAGAGGTTGTGCATTTATAAATAAAGTATCTAATAAATATTCACTTTGCACTGTAGGTTGATGATGATATACGGTATCACCTTGAGCATCTGTAATATAAAATTGAGATTCTGCAGGTCCCCATGAATCATACTGTGCTTCTATAACTACATATGAGTTTTGAGACACAGCTATTTGTGCAATCATTGCAAATACTATAAATAAAAATTTTTTCATTTTAAAAATCACTCATTATTAATTCATCTATAAAATCCTGTATTTCTTTTCTAGTGGCAACCATTTTAAAACTTAGATCTGCTTGAAAACGTTTTACCTCTTCATCATCTTTAAATATTATAATAGTTGGTACAACAGCTATTTGATATTTTTTTTGATTGTCATCTTTATCTATTAAAAGAGAACTTTTATCACACTCTTTTAATTTGGAGAACCATTCTACATCATTAGCACTATTCCATCCTGCATTAAAATGTTTCACTGTTATCTGAGAATAAGCATCCGATGAGACAAGCAAGCAAAATAACAACAGTAAGTATGTTAGAAAAATTTTCCATACAGTATTTATATTATTATCTACCTTGCCCACGGTATTTGTTTTTATAACCATTTTGACCTTTACTAGCATTTTTGCTGTGTACCCCAGGTCTTTTGGTTCGTTTGTTACCTTTAAATTGTATTGTTGGTTTCTTTCTCATTTTATCTATTATATAATTTATCTTCTATTTTTTCAAGAGACTCTTTTATTTCTTTAACATCTTCTTGTGTAGTCATAATTGTGCTACGTATCATTTGATCTTTCATGTCAAATTCCATACGTGTAACTTCTGGATCTGGTGGAGCTGGTAACTCTTTTGCTTCAGCAATATCAGCTTGTAAAGTAAACCACATACCAACAAGAGTAAAAATTAAAACCGCTATTCCTCCTAATGTTTTTAGACTTATTTTAAAACTAGTATCTTCATTTAATTCTTTTGCCATTTTATTACATTTTTATACCATTACCACCTACTGTTTGTTTCATTTTTATTTGGTTGTCATTCATAATTAAAGTTGCAATAAAACCACTTCCTACATTAGCTTTAAATTGAACAGACTGCATGTTTGGAAATTGCAATTGATAATTTACAAAATCCATTTCTAATACTCCTGTATATGTTAAACCATTCCAATCAGCAATTGTGTTTGCATCATGACCACCAAAACCATAACCTTCTACACCACGGCCCATAGGCTTACTAAAATTTATTAAATTATTTGCTGTAGTAGTACCGTTGCTACCTCTTCTATGTGAACCTGATATAATTTTGTCAGAAATTACTTCTCCTTCATATTCATCATGCGGGCTTTGTGGATCTCTAGATATAAATTTAACTGATACAGTTATATCATCTGTACCTGTATTTTGAATTATTAATTTGTTTATTGTAAGTCCTCTTAAGTTTTGGTTTATACGTCTTTCATTAGTATCACGTGGTAATAAATCTGTCCACGTGTTTGGTGTAACAGTAACTAACTGTTGATTAAATCCTTTATTTCCTGTGTTAGAACGTGCCATTATGCAAAGAACATTAGTTTAACTATGCAACCAATAACTGCAGTAAAAATTACCCAAAGTGCTTTAGTAACATTGTTTTTCCATTTCTTTAAAGATTCCATTTCTGAAATAGTATCCTCATAATACGGTAAAAACTCACCCATTTTATCTCTAAAGGATGTATTCTTATTTACCCTGGTAACAAAACCATTATCTGGATCTAATAATTTGATAGTTAAAGAATCTAATTTTTTATCAATTTCATCTAATTTTTTTTCCATATTATCAATTCTTAGCCCCATTACTATTATATCTTGTTGAGAATCCATACTTTTGCACTCTTAAATTATCAGTTACATATATAATATACTGAAAAAAAACAAAATAAAAAAATCATGATTGCATCAATTTTATATAAAAAAACTAAGAAAGTAAATTGTATTTTCTTATCTTATTTATCCCACCTAATATTAACGTAAGTAAAAATTAAAAAAAAATGAATCTAAGTAACAAAATTTTAAGTGAAATTACTGTTCATATGAAGTATGCAAAATACTTACCTGAACACAATAGAAGAGAGACTTGGGAAGAACTAGTCACTCGTAACAAAAACATGCATATAAAAAAATATCCTGGCCTTAAAGGTGAAATAGAGGATGTATATAAATTTGTATATGATAAGAAGATTTTACCTTCTATGAGATCTATGCAATTTGGCGGTAAGCCAATTGAGGTTAGTCCTAACCGTGTATATAACTGTGCTTATTTACCTATTAATGCATTAGATGCTTTTAATGAAACAATGTTTTTACTTTTAGGTGGTACAGGCGTTGGTTATTCAGTACAGAAACATCATGTAGACAAGCTTCCTTCTATAAATAAACCGTTTAAAAAAAGATCAAAAAGATACTTAATTGGTGACTCTATTGAAGGTTGGGCTGATTCTATTAAAGTTTTAGTTAAATCTTATTTTGGAACAAGATCATCTAAAATAGAATTTGACTTTTCAGACATTAGACCTAAAGGTGCTAGACTAGTTACATCTGGTGGTAAAGCTCCTGGTCCTCAACCACTTAAAGAATGTTTATTAAAGTTAGAAGGTTTACTAAGCGCTAAAGAAGATGGTGATAAACTATCTACACTTGAAGTACATGATATGATTTGTTATATAGCTGATGCTGTTCTTGCTGGTGGTATTAGACGTGCTGCTCTTATTAGTTTATTTAGTGCAGATGATGATCAAATGATTGGTTGTAAGTCTGGACCATGGTGGGAACTAAATCCACAACGTGGTAGAGCTAACAACTCAGCTGTATTAATGAGACATAAGATTACTAAATCTTTCTTTATGGATTTATGGAAACGTGTTGAATTGTCTGGTGCTGGTGAACCTGGTATATACTTTAATAATGATAAAGATTGGGGTACAAACCCATGTTGTGAGATAGCACTACGTCCTTTTCAATTTTGCAATTTATGTGAAGTAAATGTATCAAACGTTGAGTCTCAAGAAGATTTAAATGAAAGAGTTAAAGCTGCAGCATTTATTGGAACACTTCAAGCTAGCTATACTAACTTCCACTATCTTAGACAGATATGGAAAGAAACAACTGAAAAAGATGCTCTTATTGGTGTATCTATGACAGGAATAGCAAGTGGTAAAGTGTCTTCTCTAAATCTTACTGAGGCAGCAAAAATAGTAAAAAAAGAAAATGAATTTATTGCTAGACTATTAGGTATTAACTCTTCAGCAAGATGCACTACTGTAAAACCTGCGGGTACTACATCTTTAACTCTTGGAACTTCTTCTGGTATTCATGCTTGGCATAATGATTACTATTTAAGAAGAATAAGAGTTGGTAAGAATGAAGCTATATACACATATCTTTCTGTACATCATCCTGAGCTTATTGAAGACTGTGTATTCCGTGGTCATGATACTGCAATCATTAGTATTCCTCAAAAAGCACCAGAAGGATCAACACTTAGAACTGAATCACCATTTGATCTACTAGAGAGAATAAAGAAAATAGCTACAGAATGGGTTAAACCTGGTCATAGAAAAGGATCTAATACTCATAATGTTTCTGCTACAGTGTCTCTTAAAGAAGATGAATGGGAACAAGCTGGTGAATGGATGTGGGAAAACAGAGACCATTACAATGGTTTATCTGTATTACCATATGATGGAGGTACTTATACTCAAGCTCCATTTGAAGATATAACAGAAAAAGAATACAATGAGCTAATAAGCTCAGTAACTTCTGTTGATCTTACAAAAGTTGTAGAACTTGATGATAATACTGATCTAAAAGGTGAACTTGCTTGTGCTGGTGGCGCATGTGAAATCACATAGTACCTAATGCAAAAACAATAATCATAATCAATACATAAACAACTGGGGTTACATCTATACGTTTCATATAAATAAGATACGTAATGTAACCTCAGTTTATGTTAACTAAACATTAAGAATGGATTTATTAAATACACATCCAGTAAAAAAATCAGATTTAGGATTTCACGGAAATCTTTTTGGAGGAAAATTATTAGCTTGGTTAGATGCAAGCGCTGCTGCTTTTGCAGCTCAATGTTGTGACACACCTAGAATGGTGACTGTCTCTATAGATAAATGTATATTTAAAAGACCAACAAAAGAAGGTCAGCTTATTAAAATATACGGTAAAGTACATAAAGTAGGAGAAACAAGTATTAAACTTGGTTTAGAAGCTAGATCACATAATGTATATAACGGTAGACAAGCTGTTGTTCTATCAACTAACATGACATTTGTTAGAATAGATGAGCAAGGAGAGCCAATACCAATTAGTCATAAAGTAAAAGATAAATACAATGGAAAAAATAATAAATAAAACAGCAAAAGAAATATCATTTAAACTTTTAGCTACAGTTAAGCATCCAGATCATGAATGGCTTAAAGAAAAACTAAAAGCACTAATACTTAAAACTTCTAAATAATTACTTGATAAAGAAGTCAGTTACATTATCATAAGACTTCCATCTATTAATTGTATATAGAATAGGTAGAGCATCACCCCATTGTTTACCAAGTTTTAACACACCTTTTCTAGCTTTAGGTCTTTGATATACCCATTTAGACTCCATAAAACTTTCATCATCCATAAAGACATATGCTAAACTAGTACCTACTGTATACTCTAATGCTTCTCCAAGTTCTCCTAAAGTTCTTGTAGAAGCTATTGGAGACTTAAACAGTTGGTATAATTGAGTTAGACCACCTGTTCCAGGTATAGGCATAAAAGTTACTAAATCTTTATGTGTTCTATCTAACTGATATAAAAATACATTACGCAACCTTTTTCTTAAAACTGAATCACTATCATCAACATTCCGTCTTGTACTACCACCTCTTTCTTCATCATCATCATCTCCCAACATCTCTGACAATAACATCTTAAGCAATACAGTTGTCATAATAATACCAATCTCACCCATTGTTCTATAAACATTCTGTAGTTTCATTTGGCCTTTCTCACCATTAAACTCTTTGTAGTTATTAGCTATCTTACCTATGTCTCCAAGATTTTTATACGCATACCCTAAGAAATTCCAAAAAGTTAAATACCTTCCTTCCATCCATCCTAGATTTTCATCAAAGTATTCTGGTCTAAATCTAGCTTTAATTGCAGGAGCAACCCATTTATGGAACTGTGCTGCTAGCTGCCCTACCGCTGTAGACTGCATTACCATTCTATCTTCATAGGCATAGTTACCATGTACTTGTTTATTTACCTCTCTTATGTAGTTTCTTAAATCATAACGGGCATTATCATCCCAATTTCTTTCTTTAGTTTGATTATAAAATATAACCTTATCAAAACCTTCTTTAACCTTCATAGTTAAAGCTTTGTTATCCCAGCTTAAAGCATCCCACAATGACATTGTTTCTCCTGTCTTACTATTCTTCATAGTAGTAGACTCAAGAATTGCATTACCTATTTTAGTTTGTACATTATATTCACCCGCATCCTGTATGATATAACCAAATTCATGAAATTTATCCCAAGCTGATCTTGCAAATCTAATTACATTATCTGATCCTCCTTCAGTAAACATATCTTTAGCAGCTGATCTAACACTTGTGTTTTCACTTTTATATTGACTTTCACGCATGTCTTGTTTACTGTCTAGCATTCTAAAATACATTACAGTTGCATTCCACTTACCTTTTTGTTGGTCATCTTCATATCGTCTATATTTTTGTGTAGCAGCTTTTGTTGCTCCAGCAAGATTATCAAACATAGCACGTTGAAATCTAGCTGTAGTTTTCATCATAGCTTTTGTTGAGAAAAATCTACCACCAGCTGTTTCAATTGCATTTGATACTCTACCAAAAACATAGTTGTTTAGGTTACCAAAAATGTTAAATCCTACATATGCAAGAGATGTTGCAGATATTAAACCTTTAGATACTTTATCAAAAAATGTTTTTGTGTCATTATCATTATCATAATAAACCATCTTCATCCACTTCTTAGCACGCTTAGTCATGTTAGCTTCTAAGTTACCTTTAACTTTTCCTTTTTTTCCAACCTCTTTACCTTCTTCATCTTGAATAATAACATCACCTTTTGAATTAGTATACTGTCTATTTTCAATAACTTTAATCATAGCATGAAAAGTATCTTCTGATTGACTCATTACTTCATAATTCTCAGCCATTGCTGAAAATTTAATTAAAGATTCAGTCAAATCTAAATTTAAAGTTCTTGCTGTTGGTTTTGACTCAAGAGATTTTATTTTTCCTCTTTGAGCAGAAAGTTGTTTTCTATACTTATCTTTTTCTTTAGCTGTTGTAGCTTTATTATATAAAATTGTTATTTGATCTAAGGCGTTATATGCTTCTTGAATATCTTTTTCTTGAACAACACTGCCAACATAGTATAATGGTAATGAATCTGTTATAATATTACCATGCTCATCTCTAACAGCTCTTTTAATTACAGTACTAGGAGAAAAATAATTTCTAACCTTTGTAGACATTTTAGAAAATATAGAACCTACTGAATCTGGTTTATCTTTAAGTTTGCTAGTTGGTCTACCTTCTATAGTTGGTAGTTTACCAACCATACTAATATTTTCTGGTAGTAAGTTTACTAACTCATTTTCAAAAACATCAATGTACATGTTATAGTATTCACTCTGTGCCTTTTCTAATTCAGTAGTAGGATTTTGTAACTTTGACCATTTATCATTAACCCAGTTAGGATTACTATAATTTATTTCTTTGTATTCTGGTTTAACATAAGATGCATTTTTTACATAATAAACTTGACCAGTAAAGTTTCCGTTTATATCTGTTATTGGTTTTGCTATTTTAGCTTCTTCTCCAAACGTATTGTAATACTTAGCTAAATATCTTAAATATGCTTTATTACTTACAGTAGATTTTTTAGTCCAAAAACCACCACCATTTGCATTTATTACAAATATTTCAAATCTGCTTCTAGCTCTTTTAAACTCATCAGTATATTTAAAATTATCTCCATCTGAGTAACCGTCATCTCCTCTGTTTTCTGCTCTTTTAAAAGCAAAATAAGCATCACGGTCTGCCATTAATTTTCTATTGTAGTTTATTTGCTCTTGTGTTGCTTCTTCAATATTATCAATATCAATAAATTCTTTCCAACTACCATCTTCATTTATAAGAGGTTGCTTTAATCTATTTAACTCAGCATAGAAAGCACTAGAAGTTTTCTTTACATATCTACCAGTAGGTACACCATCTTCATCATACTCAATCATAAATGAATAATCAATTCTTTCTGAGCCAGTTAATTTTGCAAGTTTCATTGCAGCTCTTTTAATTCTAGGAGCTCTTGCTTGTATTTTATCTAATACTCTTTGTCTATCTCTTTTAAATATTTTGTCCATTAATGCAAGAAGAGTATCTCTTGATGTAGCCATATCACCCGTTTGATATTCTACATAACCTATATCTCTAGCTGTTGTTAATAGTTCATCTAATTCAGCTGGAGTAAAATCTCTACTAGACTGATCAATCACTAGTTGTCTAACATAATTTTCTATTGCAAGATCAATTGATCCTCTTTGTACTGTTGTACCATCTGGACTTACAATACCAACAATCTGATTTAATTTATCTTTTAGTTTATTAATATAAATAAGTTGGTTCTTTGTTAAACCATCACTAACTGTAATATTTGTTAATCCTCTATATGATTCAACAAATTTTTGCCAAGCTAAAACTTTCTTTATGTAATCAGGTTTACTAAAATTATCTGGATCAGCTACATAATCTAAAAACTCATCTATTTGATCAATACTTTCTCTAACTAAATCAATATATACTTTATCAATAGTTTCTGGATTTAAAAAACTATTTTCAATCATAGATCTAGACATACTAATAGAACGTAATATTGCAGCTCTACCTTTATCCATTGATATTACACTTCTAGCATTTTTTATTGCTTGTTCTTTTGTAATTAAGCCTTCTCTATAGTTTTTTAAAGCTTTAAATAATGAATCGTATAAAGGTCTATTTTCTTCTGATGCAAAGTCTAGCACATCTTCTGCATATTCATCAGAATCCCAATCTTCTACTGCTTCTGGATTCCTCATTTGATCCATAATTTGATCAACTACCATTTTATTTTCTTCAGCTATATCTAAAGGAATAATTTGATCAACTATGTATTGATTTTCTGAAGCTGCATGTAATATTGTACCATCTAAAAATCCATCTTTTGTTCTATCTAAGTTTATAGTCATAGTTCCTTCATCAACCATAAACCCAAGATTTTCTAATATTCTTTTGGTTAAAGCCATTTGCAAACCTGTAAACATTTTTGCTGTTACGGTGGTTTGAATATTTTTCTTAACTAGTATACTATTAGCTCCTAAATCAAAATTTGTGGTATTATATTCATTTTTTGAAATTGATCCTGTATTAGCAAAATTTATAATTTGCATATTTCCAAAAGGATCTACTCTTAACAAATCTATTCTTTGAGTCAAACCTGTTGCAGGATCTGATACAATAACATTAGGAAGAAATACAGAACGGTCATCTCTCATACCTTCCATTCTTGCTAACATCATTTTATATACTTCTTCAAATTGTGAATCTATTTTTTCAGAATCAAAAGGAGCGCCTATTGATAAACCATTAAAAATGGCAGTTGTACTTTCATCAAAAATTAAACTTTCTAAAGGATGATTTTCTACACCAAGAATAGAATTTTCTATATTTGGTAATACTTCTGCTGTATCAACATTAATAAATTGACCATCTTCTTTTTTTACTCTAGATGTAGCAAGTTGATCTATTTCAGTTTTTGAACTATATGCTTGATGAAAAAGTTGATCAACAATTTGTGTTTGTACAGTTGTAGCAGCTTGATTTTTTATTGTATCTAATATAGTTTTTTGTTCTGGTGCTAATGAATATCTTAATTCTTCTAATGCTGTAGGATTTAATTCAAATGACAAACTTTCTGTATTTAACATTTTAACTACATCAGTAAGAGTCATGTTAGAATTTAAATCTTTAACTGTAAGTTTTTTACCTGTTAATGCGCTATATAAAGATTTTACAACATCTGCAAACCAATTTAAAAATTCTCTAACAGCACGTAAAAATCCTATTTTAGGTTTGCCACTTTCTTTATTAAAATGTTTTGATAAAAGCTGTGTTACAAATTCTAATGCTGTATCTTTTGATTGAAAGCCTAATGCAGGATCATATACACCAGCTATTTCTTCTGCTAACTCACTATCTAACTCTAATCCTTCTACTAGTAAATTATCAAATAATGCTCTGTTATCTAGATATAATGCATCTACAAAAGGATGTAACATTTCTTCAATAGCTGTTGCATTAGTAACTCTACCTTTTATTAAAACAGCTGTACCATTATAAAAGAATGAATTAACTTTATTCCAAGGCACATTTCTTTTTCTGTAATAAGGAATAGCATCATATATTGTTTTTGCTTGAGATGCCTCTAGTACAGTATATTTTACTTGCGGAAACATTTTAGTTAAATGCTCTAACACTGGTAAAGACTTAGCAGAATCTTTTGATATATATGTGTTGCCATTAAAAACTGTATCATTTACAACAGCTCTAAACATATGTGCTTTTTTTGTTCCTTTAAATATTATTGAATTTTGTTTAAAACCGTTAAACGTTAAGTAATCTCTAATACGTTTATGTGTATCTCTTACTAAACTTTTATTAGTTTCTATAATAAAATAATCATTACCTATTTTTTTAATAAAACCTTTTGACTGTAAATTTCTTAATAATACTTTACCTTCATTTTTAGCTTTAGCTTTTGTTAACAAAGCTTGTGCTTTGATCATATTTTTAGCATCTATAACACTAGGAATAGCATCTGTTTTTTCTATTTTTTGATAATCAGATATAATAGAATCTACAGTATATGAACTAACATACTCTCCAAGCAATGCTTTGTATTCAGTTGTATTTTTATTGTAACAAGTAGCCATAGGTCTTTTTATTTAAGATAACATTTTTTAAGGTTTTCTATATATTCATTAGGATCTATTGGATATGATAAATAAGGTTTCATTACTTCATCTTTAGATCCAAGTTTTTCTTGCTCTTCTGGTGTTAAGCTATCATAAAATGATTCAACTAATGCATCATTACTTAACTTTAATTCATTTACAATATCATCTTGTGTAGATTGTAAAGCCATTAAAACATCTGCTGGGTTAACATCGTCATCAGTTTCAATATCAACATCTTCTGGATCACCATAATCAATATCCTCTACGTCATCCACTGGTTCTTCTACATCAATATCATCTAATAACTCTGCACCTTCCATATCAATAGCAAAAGCATCTCTTTTATCTTCCTCAAATTTATTTATTTGTTGTTCAGATGGTCTATCACCAAATAAAAATCCATTAGGATTTTGATCTTTAGACCCTTGAGGACCTTCTTCTATGATTGTGTATTCAGCATAATTACCTACAACTTGAGTTTGTCCTTCCTCTAATAATTGATTTAAATCAGAAGTTGATTGATATTTACCATCTTGCTGATATTTATTTAAAAGTAAAAGTACAGTTTTTCCGTCTGATAATGTTTTTCTCATTACTAAAGGTAAATATAACTGAGTCTTTTTAACAAATTGATTAGGTTGATTACCATATCTAATGTTAACATATTGAGATCTAATACCTTTTCTTCCTAATGTTTTTAGATTATCTCTAAGAATAGATTTAACATCATCACTATTTTGATTTTTGCTAAATTGTCCTTTTACTGTTTTAACTTTATCATTAAAGAAAGTTGGTAATCCTGCATACATTTTTATAGTTGCAACACCTTTATCTAAATCAATTACAAATGGTTCTTTAGCTGCATCAACTTGTTTCTTTTTATCAAGTTGAATGTTTGTTTTATTTTTATATATTTCTTCTCCTTTGTTATTTTTAACTTTTACAATTTGAGATTGTGCTTGCTTTAATCCTTTTATATATGCAACTGATAAATCTTCTTTCATATCTACTGTAACAAAATCTGTAGCATCTGTTAAAATATCACCATAACTTGCTAATGAATTTCCACCTATATTTTTATTTAAATTAGTTTGAAAAGCATATTTAACAAGTAAAGTTAATAAATTTAAATTTTCTCTTCCTTTTGTTTTTCTAGTATATCCACCAATTTTATCTTGTTTAGCTTTTTTTCTATAATCTTTATCAGCAGCTTGATTAAATGTACCTGTTTTATTAACCTGATATGCATGATCAACACTAAAGTATGTTTTATTTTTATATTTAAATTGTTTAGGTGCTGTCATTGATAAAGCTGATGACTCAGTATCATTATCAACTATTGTAGATCCTTTAGGTTCATATCCTAATATTGTGATTACATTAGGTCTAATTTCTACGTCTATAATTTCTTCTGTTTTAATTTCAGTAACAGGAGTATTTCCTAATTTACCTTTTTTGTCTACATCTACATTTAAAACATGGTATTGAGCTGATGTTGACTGAAGGTAATTAAAAACTAAATAATTAGCTAACTCTTGTTTAGTTAATCCAAATACTCTATTAAATGCTGCATCTGTTTGCTTATTAGAATTAAATAAAGTTTGTACTGCATCTATTGAATTTAATATTTGTTTTTTAAGTTCTACAGGAATTAAATCAATAAAAGTTCCACGGTTATTTTTATTAAAACCATCTTTAACTAATAAATAATGAATTAGAGAAACAGAATCTATATGTGTATTAGGATCACTATACAAATCTAAAAATGAATTTTGTATGTTTTGTACATCTGAATCACTTAATTTTGTAAAATTATTTGCTACAATTTTATCTATACCAGTATAATTATCTTCATTTAATGCAGTTCTTAAATGTAAAAAATCATCTAAGAAATAGTTGTATGATTTTTTATTTGCTATTAATCTTTTAAATACTTCAGTTATATGAAGATTTTGGTTATCAGGATTACCGTAATGATCACCATTATATATAAGGGCATTATTTAAAGTATCTTGTGTAGTTTGTTTACCTGAACCTTCTTGCTCATTTTCAGAAACATTAACATATGAATTCATATATGCTAATGTATTTAAATATGTAGTTATATTATTAGTTAACTCCTCTTGATCTTTTTTCTCCATCATGTTAACCATATTGTCTAACATAAGAGTTTTTAAATATTTAAAATCTTGTGAAGCTTCTAAGAATAATTTAGGGAATAAATAATCATATGATTCTCTAAATATTGTATAATAGTCTACATGTAAAGAAGGTTTAGTATTATATTTAGACATAAATACAGGTCTAAAGTCAAAAGGAATAGTATTAGGATTTTTTGCACTACTAGCCCATTCTTTATCACTCATTAAAAAACCTAAATTTTCAGCTGCTTGTTGCGTTCTCTCTGCATCAATTAAATCTTCACCAAATGTTTTTTGTAAATTTAACAAAGTAGTAACATCTCTTAACGTTTCTTGTTGATCATATACAACTAAAAATTCTTTAATAGTAAGTAATTCTTCAGCTAAAGCAAATCTAACTTCTTCATTTATATCTTCTACATCTAATGTAGATAAATCATATACTTCATATGGATTATTTGCTTTTTCTTCTAATAAAGCTCTTGTTATTGCTACTTTAGGTGTTTTAATATTATTGTTTTTCATAAATTCAATAATACCTATAGCTTTTCTTTCTAACAACTTTCTAATACCTGGATCTGTAGGATCTTCTTTATTTATAGCTTTAAAGAAATTTTCTCTAATGACCGGTTGATTCATTAGTAAAATAGAAGTTTTAATATCAACTCCCATACCAGTCATCATAGTTACCATTGCAAGAGCAGTTTTATTTAAACCAAGTTTATCAGCTAATCTTTCTTTAGCATTATCTGTCATTGCAGTAATTAAAGCAGAAATAACATATTGAGTTCTATAAGCTTGATTGTCTTGTTTGCCTGTTTCAGGATCAATTGTATAATCAACAAAATCTCTGTACTGAATACCATCAATAGTTAAAGCAGGAATTATATCTCTTCCGTTTTTATCTTTTAGTGTTCTTACAGATACTCCAAATTCTTTAGCTATATTAATAACTAAATTTGGTGATACTGACGAACCAATATTTTTAGCACCTTCTTTATTAGCTTTAAATGCTAAAAGCTTTCCTCTAAGATTATCTATATCAATATCTTCTTCAGATACAATTTCAGCTAGTTGTGGTAAATTAGCTTTTATATAATCCCATACACCAGCATTTTCAGCTCCTAAGACTTCTGCAGCATTTGAATCAGTTAATGGTTTTAAGTTTGCAGGTTCTTGAGCTACACCTAGTTCTCTACCATTTCTTGGTTTAATCATACCAGGATTACCTTGTAAAATAAATTTATAATCTAATATTTTATTATCATTAGCATCAGAATAAGGCTCTCTTTCTTTATATTTTTCTTTATATGCATTATACTGCTCTTCACTAACTGGTAAACCAATGTTTTCCATACCTATTCTAGCAATAATTTCAGATTCATTTAATATATTTATTTCTTCTGGTGTCATATTAGACCACTCATTTAAATTAAATTCTAAATCAGGATTAGAAGTTAAATATATATCAATAGATTCTCTAATTGGTGTACCTTTTTGTTTAGCTTGATTAAGAGCCCATGTTAAATAATGATTGTATTTTTCTTTTTCTGTTTTTGCTTTACCAAATTCTACAAACTTTCCTTTGTCAACAAAGAAAGATTTTATTTGCATATAAATTTTATCAATATCAAAGTCAGCTCCAGATAATTCAACTAACTCTCTAGCAAACATTGCAGATGATCCGTAGTATACAGGTAAGAAATCTACAAATTTTATATTTACAGCAGAGTGTTTATCTTGAGATGGAATTCTAATACCATACGCCATTGCTAATACATCAGGAATAACCGCATCTGCAGGTAAATTTTCTAATATAGATTTAAAATGAGGAGGCATGACAGATTCAGTATAAACTACTCCTGACTCAGTACCATCTTCATTATACATCATAACATCAGATCTAAGTCTATCAAAAAAGTAATCTCCAACTTGCAGCCCTTCAGGTAAACCACTTAAAGAACCAATATTAGATAACTTTGCTGCTACACCTTGTGTTTCTAATTGTTCCCATTTTGCTTGTCTTATTACTTCCCATTCTAATGGTACACCGTTTTCATCTACTCTTTTGACTTTTTTTGGAAATAACATACCATCATCAGAAACAAGAGCAGCACTTATACCAGGTTGTCTAGCAGAAATAGTTCCTTTTCCTAAGAATGTAAAGAACAATTGTTGGAATTTTTTTCTTGTTAGTTGGTTGTTTAAGTTAAATTTAGGTTCACCTGTACCATCTTCATTCATTTCAAAGTATGATAACATATCACTTTTAGCTTGTGAAGATGTTAATCCAGCTATAGCAAATTTTAAAAATGCATTTAAGTTAATATTTATTTTTTGTGCTGTTTGTGGATTTAAGTAATCATTTAATATTTCATCAAAATTAAATACTAAATTTCTTTTTGCAAACCAATTAACTGCTAGTTTATTATTTTGAGCTTGATGGTATAAATCAACAACATCACCTACTGAAAACTCAACACCATCCCAAATTACTTTAGCATTTAAATCTTGTTCAGATGTAATTAGATTTTTTATTTGACGTGGATCAACAATTTCTATTTTATTAGAAGGAACAACCATTTGCTTACGCATGTATTTAGCATTAAGCTTTGTTATATTATCTTCACTAATACTAGAATTATTAAAAGTTTCAGTGTTACCTAACATGTTAGACTTCATCATCTTAGATGCAGAAGCAGGAACTGCAATTGCAATAGCATTATTATCTTGTTCCCATTTTTCTAACTTAACTCTTAAATTATGTAATCTTTCTCTTCCAGGAATAGGAATAGTAAAGTTTCCGTTTTCATCCATTCTAGAAGTAAGTAATGGTGTTAAAACAAATGCAGACATTTTTAGATAAACTTTACCATCACCATATACAAGCTTTTGTGAATTCATAATAGCATTCATTTGCTTATATGATTCAGCTGTTAATGTTCCAAAAAACTCTTCATTTATTTCTACTTCTTTACCTGCTTCAATTTTATCTAACACAGCTGCAACTTGTGGTGTTAACTCTCCAAGACCATGTAAAAAATGTCTATTTGCTTTTTGTGTAATTAACATTTGACCATCACCTCTTTCACCAGGATCTGAATCTAATTGCTTATCTTCACTACGTATATTTTCAAACTCTTTTTCATATAAACTATCTTTATATAAAAGCATGTCTATGTCTTCAGTAGTTTGCTCTATACCAAGTGCTGGATCTATAATATCAGAATACACATTAGAACCAGCTGCATTTTGCATTTTTGCACGTTTAATAGCATCAATTGCATTTTTTAATGATAAACGTTGATCTCCTAATAATGCATCATTAACTGCAATAGTATTTATATAATCATTTAAAAATATTTGAGTAAGATTGTATTTTAAATCATCAAATTCTAAATTATACAACTCCATCATTTCTTCTGTTAACTCTATATCTATATCATTAACAATTGTACCACTTCCACTATCTTCAATTATACCTAACCCTGATCTAATATCAGGTGATATTTTACCTATAGCTTTAAAGTCATTTAACAATGCTATAAATTCGTTTGCTTCATCAAACAGTCTTTTTTCTATAATTTGCTTACCGTCTACAGCTTTAAATGCTTCTTCAAATGATGCTCCATCATTTATTAATTGTTCAAATATTTCAGCAGGTGTAGAATCAACTTCAAGAATATCTATAGTTTCTTGACCTGTTTTATCTGTTTGAATTTTTACATCTGATTTTTCTGAAACAGGATCTGTAAAACTAATTTTTACTAAAGAAACTTTACCTCTAAAGAATTCAGCAACTTGAAAACCATAAGTATAATAAACTTGTTCTGCATCAGTACCTTGAAATAAAGTAAATGCATGTTGTTTTTTATTTTGTTTTTCTGTAGTTATATATGGACCAAAGTCATCAATTAATTTTTCTACTTGATCACTTGATAAATTTTCAATATTAATTAACCCTTCATTTTTCATTAACAATGAAATAGGTTGTGATTCTACTACTGTTACATCAATTAAACCTTCAGCACCTTCTGTAAAACCTACATCATCTGTTTTGTCTAAAGGTAATAAATGTACTGATTGTTTACCAGAACGTAAAGCTTTTTGTACATCTTCACCTAATCCAGGATTTTTATATGTCCTTACATTTCTTATTCTAGTTTTTAATGGTGATAATAATTTTTTACCATTATGTGATAATTCAAATAATCTACCAGAATTAGTTCTTTGTCCCTTACTGTTTGTATTACCTCCAATAATATCATCTTGTGTTTCAGTCTCTGGGTCTAATTCTTTTTGAATAGCCTTAGCATCTCTTTTAATAATATTTTCAAATGCTTTATATCCTTGATCAGTAAGATTAACCGTCCCATCTGCATCAAACTCAATCATTTTATGTACAGGAAGCATAGCAAAGTCACCTGTATTACTAGCTTCAATAACACGTATAAGATTAGGAGAAATAGCAAAATCAACTGGTTCTTTAGTTACTGGATCAATGTAACTACCTTTAAGTGATTTATCAGGATTTACTCTATTATATCCAGCAGTATAATTATTTACTAATGTTACAATAAATTGTTGAGGTGTAAAAGAACCGTACTTTGTACCTTGTCTATTTGCTTTATTATAACCTTTATTTTCTTTTACAATACCTTCTGCTGTTAAATTTGCTACACCAACTTTTTGACCAGACATACGCATAATTTTAATCTGGCCTTTTTCTTGCATTGATTTAAACTTTTCATCAGTTAACAAAAAGTTATCTTCTAAAAATGGATCTTCTGCAATTCTATTCTCTACATAATTTTCTTCTGTAGTCATTCTTGCTAATTCAACAAGATGAAATGTAGGTCTTTGATGTCCGTAAATTCTATTGCCTTCTTCATTTATAAATGTAGATGCACCAACTGTTTCATCAAAATAAGCATTGTTTAAAGATATTTTTCTTAATCTACCTTTAACACCACCTTCATAATATTGTTGAGTATCATCTGTAGCTTCATCAACATCTTCGGTATCTAATTCTTGATTATCTAAAAATAAATTTTCACCTGAGTTTAATGCTTGTACAATTTCAGATAATTCTTCTGCTGAAATAGGATCAGCAAATTGATTCATATCAAATAGTAATTTTTGTGACTCAGGAATTTCTATATTTAAATCAATTAATCTATTGTAAAGACTAAACAAAATATAGTTAGAATCAAACTTCATACCTGTTGTATCAAAAATTAAATCAGATATTACCATTGATTCATTTATAATATCCATTTTTTCAGGAATAGATGGCATATTTAAAAATCCAGATAATCTATTTATAGCATCTCTTGCAGCTTTATTTTCTTTACTACCAACTATTCTTATTTCTGAATATTTTCTATTAAAGCTTTCTGCCCATTGAACTAAAGTATTATGAGCATCGTCAGCTTTATTAGCTTCAAATATTTGTACAACTCCTGTATTTTTATCAACTAATTGAATTAAATAAGGAACGGTATAATTTTCAAACTGATTGTTAATCATGTTATACAATGTAGATCTTATACCTGTTTCACTTTCTAAACTTGGAAATGGTTGAGCTGGATCAAATAATGTTCCATCTTGAGCAGCTTTTAATAATCCTAGTTGTTTAAACATTTCTACAACAACTGCTCTTGTTTCTACATTGCTACCTTGTGACCATACCCAAAGTTTTTTCATTCTTTTTTTAGCACTTGGTTCATTAGCAACAGCTTTTAAAATTGAATCATATACTTTACTATAGTTAACACCAACTCTAATAGGTTCATTTTTGTTTTCTCCTATAATCTTGTTACCAAACATATCTTGGTTATCAATACTAACTGTAGCAAATAACTCTCTAATTAATTTTGGTGCACTTTCAAAACCACCAATCATTTCAGAAGTTTTATCCCACTGATCAACTGTAATATCTCCTAAATCTGCTTCTTCTTGATCTAATTCTTCTTGATTTAATAAAATAGCATTACTTACTTCATCTAATCTTAATCTAACAAGTTCTTTTAAATCATTTTTTTGACGTGTTAATGAGTCATAATAATTACGGATCTTTAACATATTGTCTTTATACCACATAAAACCTTTGTCCTTATAGAACTGTCTTTCTGAGTTATAGTTTTCAATAATATCATTTATAACACCATCTAACATTTCAGCAGTATTAACATCACCTTTTGCATTGTTTTTTCTCATAATAAACAAATTAGCAGCAGATGATACAATAATATGTTGATCATTACTAGGCATAAAGTTTATTATAGTTTTAAATTTTTCACCCGTATTAGTTACTGTTTTAATTTTTTTAGTACCTAAAGTAAGAGACTTATATGCAACAGAAGGTGTAGAAGATGCAGCAGTAGTAAATCTATTTTCCTGTACTCCTGCACGTTTGTATTTACCATTGTTTATGTCTCTGTATAATCTGTTTAGTTTATATGTTGGGAAACCTAGTAACTCTTTAATAAAATCTAAAATCTTTTGGAATAAACTTTTAGTTTCAGAGCTTGCATTTGTTTTTTGTTTCATTTTAAATGCCTCAAACTCATCTGCCATAAACTCTTCTAAATATCTTTCTTCTAATTCTTTTCTAGATAGTTTAGCATATATACCATGTGATTTTCTAAATGATGCTAATTCATCAGTTAATGATTTACCTTCACGTCTTAGTTTTGCAAGAACATCTTTCTTTGCAGATTTTAAATATCTTTTTATTTCTGTTTCTGTTAAGAACATTCTAAACACAGCGTGAAATGCTTCATGATATTTAAAAGGATTATTAGTACCTACAGAAATTTCTCCAGACAAACCTAAATTATGAGTATGTATCAAAAATTGACCTGCAATCATTTGACCATTAATCATGTTGTTTTGAAGATTATCAACTGATAAACTTATGACATCAGTATTTATATTGTCACGAACCCAATCAGTAAAAGTATTAATGTCTTCAATATCATAGCCATCAAAATTTTCTGTAATTTTAAAAGCTTTACCTTCTGCATCTTCCTGTATTCTTTTTAATGTAAGATAACCTGAATGTAAAGGATTATTAGCATTTGTTTCAATATCCTTCATTTCAGCATTTACAATATCAATAATATCTGAATCAGTTAATTCAGGCTGACTTGTTTTTATTTGTTGATACCTTGATTCATAATATCTATCAACAAATGTTTTTAAATCTTCTTCAGCTTTAAAACTAATTCCTTGATAGTTTTGATCTAAAAGAACTTCTGCATTACTTATATCAGTAGTACTTTCATTTTGTACCTGTATTGATAAACCAGCTATCATTTCTGCAGGTGTATTATCTAAAACAGATTGTTCAAAGTCTGTTAACTCTTTACCTTGCTGTGATTTTCTTACAATTTCTAAAAGGTAGTTAGCGTCAACATTTTCATAATCATTTAATATTATATCTTCTTTTTCTTCAGCAGTTGGTTCTACTACAGGTGTAGAATTATCTATTGTTTCAGTTGACTCAGGTATATTAGTATTAAAAGCATTTCTTAATACTTGATCAATACTAATAACATTTGGATTTACTCTTAGTTGTAATTTAAAATTATTTTTTATTTCTGGAGTAAACTGAGTTTCTAATGTGCCAAAGATAGCAATATCTGTTTCACCTTTTTGTATAGATGTTTTAATAGAATCTAGTTTAAATCCTTTTGGATATATAGGTTGTATAAAAGCATTTAATTTATTTATTACTTCTTGAACATCTTTAAATGTCATTAACTCTTCATTAGAGATAAAACCTTGCGCTGTTCTTTTCTTACTATTTCTAGTTTCATTCATGTTAGTATATTTAACACGTAATGATCCATCATTAGCAAGACTTAATTCAACATATATACCTGGTTCAGCAGCTAAATATATTTCATTTTGTATTTTTTCATTTATAGTTTTAGCTGCAGTTTTACTTTTAACTGTACCATCTGCATTTACATTATTAGCTAAAAGATCAGAAGCTTTTTCTTGAATTTCTGTTAATAATGTATTAAAGTTTTCTGGACTATATACTGGAGCTGTTAAACCTACAAAAGCACCTTTACCATTAGGAAGTTTTACATAAGCAATATACTTACCCATTCTGTTAAGAACATCATAATTTTCTTCCATAGCATCAACTTCGGCCATCATAGCATTAAAGAATTTTGATGACTGATCAATATTAGTAATAGGCACACCTTGAACTTTCATTTTTTCTTTCTTGTTCTTAGGTCTGGTATACCTTCTACTATAATCCATTATAAAGAAAGGCTTTTCACCATCTACAGTAACTGAAGTATCATCTCCAACAAACATTGTATCAAGAGAATCAAATGTAATTAAAGGATTTGATTTACTTCTAGTTAATGATCCTTCAGAAAGTGTTACCATTAATTCAGGAAAATCACTTAAATTAACTTCTACTAAACTTTGAGTAGATAATAAAGGTTTAAATGTATCATAAATTTTGTAAGCTTCTGCATAACTTAATTGAACATAGTTAAGTGCATCAGCAGTTGACATATTTTTTGGAATATCAAAATACTCAGCTAAATTATTTTCAGTTAATTGAAAAGGAGACATAGGGTTACCTTGAGCATCAGCCAAAAGTAAAGTTTCAGGTCCTTGAAAATAACCATAACTACCATTAGCATCATATATTTCTACAGATAACAGTTGAGCATTCTTTTTTATTTTTGGATTTTCATTTTGAGTACCAAATTGAAAAGCTTCTTTATCTTCAAATGGTATATTTATGTTTGATTGATTAGGTCCTAAAGATATACGTAACTTTAAACCACCTATTACATCTGAAGTAAGATTTCTAAGAAGATTTTGTTGTTTATTTACACCAGCTTCTATTTGTTCTGCTCTGTTAGTAATTGATCTATCATAAGTTGGATTAACTTTAGTTGCTTCTTCTATTTTTAATTTAGAAGTATTTTTTACATAGTTAATATCTTTGTTTGATGCTATTTCATAATCATTTGCTTGTTCAACAGTTAAGTATATATTGTTATTATTATCTTTACTAGATTCTTTTGATAGCTCTCTAATATATAAGTTACCTTTATCAGCAATCATAGTATCAGTAGACTTTACTACATACAAAACATTATTTTTAATTAGTAATGTACCTTTAGCTAATTTTGGATTATCTACACCATTAAACTTTCCATAAGTAAATTCATTTGGTTTTTTCTTTTTCTTCTCATTAACTTTTTTCTTTTTTGTTTCAACAGCTTCTTTTTTTGTAAGAAATGCTTCATTATCTATACGGTTACCTTTTTCATCAGTATGATAATATACTTTTACTTTTTTACCTGTTTCTTTATCAATTACATCTTCATTTGCAACTTTGATAGTTGAACTTTTAGTCTCTGGTAATAAACTATAAAGAGACACATTTCTAAATGTAAGAATATCTTGAATTTTTTCATTATCAACTTGAGTACCTAACCATGTATAAAAAGAACCTAGTTTTGGATTTTTAAGAAGTAATGGAGAATATACTTGTTGATATATATCTTCAATAGCAGCAGCTTGTAATCTATCTTGTTTAGATAATTTACTTTTAACCCAATCAGAAAACTCTAAATATTTTTTATTGTTTGCTGATTGTGTTTCTACATATTTAATCCATTTACCTTTTAAATATAAATCACCTTGATTACTTGGTATTTCTACATCAACTCCTTCTACATCTTCAGTATCTTCTTGAAGAAAGTTTTCTTCATAGTCAATATTATCTTCTATATCAGCACTATCTTCAGATTGAGCTGTCTCTTGTGGTGTTTCTTTTTTAGTTAAATTTTCTTGAGCAGATATAACATAATTAGCTTTTTCCCATTGTGCTGATTCTTCTGTTAATAAACCTTCTTCTGTATAATATGTTTGAGGAATAGGGCCGTTGTTTTCTAAATATTGAATTAATTCAGTATGATCAGGATAAACACCCATACCAGATAATTCATTTAACCAAATATTGGTTTTAGTTACATCAAGGTATTTTCTTAATCTTGCTTCAACTTTGTTTTTGTTATCAAGAAACATTCTTTTAAATCTTGGCTCAATTCTTTCTGCAAGTTTGTCAAGATTTTCTGGAGCTAAAATTGTTCTTACTGCTCTACTTAAAATTTGTTGTCTTTGTGTAAGACTTTTTGAATCTAAAATTGCATCTACATATTGATCAATTTTATCTGATTGTATTGTGTCACCTAATTGTTCAGCAAGAACATTTAAATATTCTTCAAGTACAGTTTTAAATTTATCACGATTAGCTATATCAAATTCACCAAGTGAGTTCATTAAATTAGAGTTAGAAAATGCATTAACAATAACTTCTTTTATTTCTTGAGATTTATCTCTAACTCCTGTACTTAGAATATCTTCCCTTAGTTTATCAATTAACTTTAATCTATTATCACGTGATGTTTTTTCTTTTGCACGTTCAGTTAAGTCTTCTATTTTTTCTAATTCAGCATCTGAAAAAACTTCTCTTTCTTTTACATTAGCTGGATCAGTTAATACATTAAATACATTTTGTAATGCAATTAATTTTTTTGTTTTTTGTTCTAATGCAATTTGCTCATCTGCACTTAACTCAGGTTTTGCAGTAGTTTCTTTTATAATTGTTTCACCTGTTTTTTCATCTACAACTTCTTCAGTAGTTGTTGTTTCTGCAGTAGCTAATTCTATTTCATCTTTTAGTAAATTAATTTCAGATATTAATGCTTGTAAATCAGTAAGCACATCAATATCATTAGCTGCCATTTTTTTAATAATAGGATCTGTACTTAGTTCAGAATACATTGATGCAATTCTAACTGTAGCATTTTCAAATTGAGATCTGGCAAACATTGCCATTTTTTTAGCATGATCAAAAGCTGCATACTTAATTGCTTCTTCATTATAATCTCTTGTGCCTTTTTTAAATGTTGATGGGTCAAAAGGATTAATAATTTCTTCATTAAGCTTATCATATGCTTTACGCATATCATCAGCTTTAGTAATCATATCTTGAATTCTTTCTCTTGTTTTACCTGATTTTATATCTTCTGCTGTTTGATCAGGCATAGCTTCTGCTAACATAGCATCATCTAACTTAAGCATGTCTTCAAATAATGATGCAAAATCATTAAGTTTACCTAATTCAGCAGCAGTATATAAATGATTAAATACTAAAGCAGCTTTTTTATCCATAAATGATCTTATGTCTCCATCAAATGTAGAATCAAACATATCTTGACTTGCTTCTTTTTGAAACATTGCATTCATTTTGTTTGCATCAAAATACATCATAGGATCTGCATACATTTTATTTAATGTATTTACAGCTTCTTTTATATAGGTTTCTTCATTTTCTTTTTGTTTTGCAAAATCTTCAGGAGATGAAAATCTAGTATATAAATTAGGTAATCCATTAAATACTAATTTTTGTGGTCCTTGAACTAAACCACCCATCAAAAATCCAGACATAAATACTTCAAATCCTTGACCGCTCATTTGTGAACTTATACCTGAATATATAGATGCCATTTGTGCATCAAGACCACCCATTGCTGGATCATTATAAAGATTTTTATAGTAATCTTCTGCACCTACAGCAATAGCTTCTTGAGCTATTTCTTGAAAACCTTCAGCCAGATTCGCTGAAGAATATCTTAATAAGCTAGCACCTGCTTGAGATAAATTACCGTATATACCTCTTTCAAAAATTCTTTTAAATCTATTTTTACTTAATAACTTAAATGGTTCTTTTGCAGCACCTTCTGTTGTTTCTTTTGCAAGTCTTTTAGCAGACTTTCTCATTACTCTATTACCTAATGAGCCAGCTGATTTACTTAAAATGCTTGATACTCCTCTAAATCCTCTAAAGGCAGTACCTAATACAAATTGATTAGAAAAGAAAATAACAGGAAAGTTCCATGCTAATGTAGTAAATGCAGCTTCAGCAGCTTTATCATTTATTTCTTCTAATGCTGTACCAGTAGGTCTTTCTCCATACTTAGCTACATAATCATGATATAGATCATTATATAGTTTATTTTGTACAAGACCTCCTTCTAATTTACTTTCTGCTATAGCTAAGTTAACTGATCTTGCATCTCTGTAAAAACCACCTGCTGTCTTAGCAGTTTTAGCCATTAATGATAAAGCTTTTGCACCTTCACGTGCAGTTGAAACATCTTTTATAGCTCTATATGTTTGAGGTGTAAATATATTTAAAGCCCATCTACCACCAGCTCTCCAATAATCTCTTGCTGAATTAGCGTCTTTTAATTTATCAAGTAACTTAACTGTATTAGCGGTATTTTTTCCTACATCTAAAACATTATCTGCTGCTTTACCTAATCTAACTATATTATAAGCAGTTCTAGAAGCAACAATAGGAGTAGCACCTCCAAGTGTTACAGCTTCAAGACCTGCAAGCGCAAGTTCTTCTACAGCAATATTTGCAAGAATACCAAAAGTATATCCTGAATTAAGCATAAGATTATTTGTAAATGCACCTATACCACTCTTAGAAGAGTTAGCAATTCTCATAGCATCTTCAAATACTTCAGCTCCATCACGATCTCCTGTTAAATAATTACCAGCAAATGCATCACCTATAGCATCATAGGTACTCATAAACCCAGTACTAAATATTCTACCCCATTGTCCTCTCATTCTAGCATTTTCATCCCACCATGTAGAGTTTGCATTATATACAGTTTCATTATCTACATATGGATGAAAACCTATCTTATTAAATAAATGTTTAAAGCCAGGAGCATTATATCTATCATAGTTTGTTGCTTTTTTATCAAACTTTAATGGTTGTAAAGAAACAGGGTCAGCAACAGAAGGTGTTGTAACATCTTCAAAATTTAATATAGTATTTGCTAAACTATCATCTTGCGGTTTATCTAATTTAAATAATGCTGAGTTTGGATCCATATTATATGGATAATCCATAACAACAGGATTGTAATTTAATGTATTTGCTAATACTTCTGCATTTTTAATAACAGTAGGATCAATACTTGTACGAATAGGTTCTCCTGAATTTGGTATAAATAACTCATTTCTAATAGCATTAAAATCTACATCTACAGCAGGTATATCTGTTGGAGTAAATTTACCTGTTGGAGTTTTTATTGAAAAATTAGGACTTTCAATTATACCCTCATTAACATCTTCAGTACTAACTGTTTTTGGTTCAGTTGGTTGATTATTTACTTGAGGATTAAAGTTTATGTTTAGATTTGAAATATCTTCAGCCATCTTTATTCTTCATTTTCAGATTCATCAGCAGAACCTTGAGTTAGTTTATGATTTTTTTGTGCTTGTAAGTTTTCTGTTGCAAACTGTTGTAATTGTTCTTGTAGTTGATTATATACTTTATCAATACCTTGATCAGAATATGGAGCACCCGTAGTATTATCAATCATAGGTGTTGTAATAAAATCATCCAATACCATATTACCTGTATTTACATCATATCTATATCTTGCCGTTTTAGCATATACAATACCTTGATTCATTTCAAAATTAACTTGGCCACCATTAGGAACTAATAATGAAGCTGTACCTTGATTTGTTGGATCAAGAATTAAAGTTTTTACATATGATCTATATTGTGCTTCTGGATCAAAATCTACATTAGTAAATAAATCTTTATTAAGAAAAACTGTAATAGTTTGATCTTTAATTTTTGTAGAACCATCTCCAAAATTAACATCTATATTACTAGCAATTTTTTTTGCATAATCTGGATCTAATATAAATTTATACATTGCATATTTTCCACCTGCTTCTTCACCACCACCAACAGAACTATATTCTATTCTATAACCAGGTGTACCGCTTGATTCAGCTCCACCACCTGGTTTATAGTTTCTATCAGCTCTAATAGCTTCTAAAACAAGTTCTGCAGTTCTTCTATCATTTTCACTATACTCCATACTAAATGCTGCACCAGCATCACCTTCAGTCATAAATACTTGATTATCTGGCATGTTATCAATAGCACCAAAAAATTTATCTAATTCTTTGTTTACTATTCTATCTTTAGTACCTGCATCATATCTAAAAGGAATAACAGGAGCTATAGCTATATCACCTTCAGTTGGATTACCATAATAAAATGAATTAAAATCAAATGTAGTTTCAAAAGGAATAGCAGTTTCACTATCCATTACTTTTGACATCTCAGCTTTCATTAGATTAATTACTTTTTGAAACTCTGGTGCTAATTTTATAGATTCATTTTCATTGTCTGGCTCACCATAAAATTGACTCAACAAGCCTCCTGCATTTCTTATACCTAATACATCAGCCACAGGTTGAAGTAAACCAGCATAATATCCTTGCATAATACCTTGTACATTAGTAGCATTACCATTTGAAAATTGTACTAACATATCAGTAGTAGCAGGTGAACGTGGATCTTGCTCTTTAGTTATCCAATTTCTATTTTTCTTATCATAAAATTGATCAGTAAGTTCTTTAGTAGAGGGTAATTCTAAAGGTAAAACTTGTTTTAATTGATTAGCTAAATTTGCAACACTTGCATTATCTATATTTGCATTAGTACCTTTTAAATATTCTTTAGCTATACCAGTATATACACCATCAAATATTTCAGTATCTGTTTTAAAATAACCATTTTCATCAAAGAAATCAATTTTTAAATCTTGTAAATTAAGATCTAATAAACCAACTGGTATTCTGCTTAAATCCAAAGTTTCAATAACATTTTTATATACTCTAGCTTGCATGTCTTTAACTTGACCTAATTTACTAGTTCTTAAATCAACATCACTAATCATCCCACTTATAGTATTTCTTAAACCTTCATTGGCACTCTTTTTATATGAAGCTGCCATATCTGGATCTTGTGTTATTTGAACAACTCTATTATAGTGGTATTCTAATAAATCAGGATTATCAAGTAATACTTGCCCTGCATCTTCCCATCTATAAAATTGTAACTTATTAGAATTTAAATTAGGAATAAATATACCTGATGTTTTTACTTCTCCAGTAGTTTTATTAGTAGGCGTAACAGTATAGTTAGCCATATTATTTAAATTTGTTTCAGTATTTAAATCATCACCCATAGCCATATAGAATGCAGTAATGGTTTGAATCATTCTTCTATTAATATCTTTATGAGCTTTTAGTTCACCGTTTGCATTTGCTTCAGTTCTGCTACCATAATCAACAATATTTTCTCTTGCATCTCCACCAATAGGAGTAGGAAAAACAGTAGCAGCATCTTGTTCTGCTATTGCTTTTTGAATTTCATCATTAAGTTTCCATGATCTTTTAAGTCTTGCAAGATTTTCATTATTTCTTGCTCTAAGTTTTTCAACGTATATTTTACTTTCTTCAAATGAATGTTGTGATGTAAGATCAGCATAATCTCTTGCTGCTGCAAAAATATCTTTACCTAATCTGTTTGAAATAAACGCTGCATAACCACTATTCATATATGCATCTAAATCTTCTACATCAGGATTATTTAAAATATTTTTTCTTTTTTGTTCTAATTTATCAATACCTTGTTGAATTGTTTGACCTTTTGTCATTGCAATAAACCACTTTTGATATTCTTCTGAATCTTTAATAAGTGGTGCTTCTTTTACATATGCATCCCAACTTGCAAGTTCTTGATTAGTTTTATTTAATTCTGTATTTTCTTTATCAAGTGTTTGTTGAGTTTCCTTTTCAAATTGTGCTATTTGTGTTTTAACCCATTGTCTTTTAAGTTGATCAACAGGTATGCCTGATTTTTTTGCTTCTTCTTCATAAAACTTTCTTGCATCATTGTAAGCCATTATTTGATAACCTTGAACTACAGTAGGATCATCAGTTATACTTTGATTTATAAGATTAGCGGCAGGATTGTATGTTTCTTCAATCATTTTAGGATTAGAAGCAGATTCTTTTTGATTAGGATCAAAATTAGGATTAGCTATTGTTCTTCCCGTAGGTTTACTTAATAATGCTACACCGTTTTCTTGTGTTACAATAAATTGACCTGTTTGATCAACATATGTTTCAATTGATTTAAAACCTTTTCCATCAGGACCACCTGTATTTAAAACTTCCATAGCTTTTTCATACAGATTAGGATTTTCATAATACTCAGGTAAAGGTACAGACATTGATTCTGATCTAGATTTATTTTGAAAATCATCCATCATATAATTCATATACTGTACACCATCTTCCCAATATCTTTGACGTTCTTTATCAACTGGTGATTTTTTATAACTATTAGCTAAAGCCATTTGATCTTTGTAAGTTTTTGTATATACAATATCTCTTACAATATGTTCGTCTTCATAAAATGGTTTAAACAATCCTTTTGCAGCTTGCACATTTTGTGCTAATGAAAAATCTAATCCTGATATTTGTTGTATTTTAGGTGCAAGTCTTTTTGCATAATTATCTCTAACTTCTTGATTATCTGATCTTGAAAGATCTGCATATACAACATCACCATACAAATTATTTAATTGTTTGGTTGTTTTATTATACCTGTCTTGTCTAGAATCTAATGAATCTGATAAAAACTTAAAATCAGGCGTGTAAGCCTTCATTTGAGGTACATAATCTTTTACGTTTGGTAGGTATGTTGCCATATTACAAAAATACTAAAATTTTATAAGTTTTAATGTATAATAAATTAAACTCTTAAAGTTTATTTATTACCCATTATCCAATTTCTTAATTTAATTCTACTGTTTATTAAATCTTGTTCTCTAACTGCTCCTCCATATTTAAATGATCCTCCATATTTACCAGTTGTTGTGTTATCATCATTTTGATTATTATCTTCAATATTATTATTTGCTAATTCATCTCTTGTATAATCAACATTTGATGGATTATTTACAGATTCCATTTTTAATTTAGCACAGTTTACAAGTTGATTTTCTGGTACTCCTGATTTTTTACAAGATGCAATTGCGTCTTCTAATGTTACAGGTTGCATATTAGGATTACCTCTAAATGCTTCTAGTGCTTCAGGGTTTTGAAATATAGTTCTATGTTGCTGAGGATCAAAATAATAATTTGGATTTCTTAAATTAAGTTCATACAATTTATCAGCATTATCCATTCTAGTTATTTCTGCATCAACAAGATTCATCATATCTTGTGCTTTTACATTATCATATTCTTGATCTACAGTATTAACCATATCCATATAATCTGACATAAATTGATCATTCATTTGCCTAGCTTTATTTATTTCTGCAACATTATAAGCTTGAGTGTTGTCAAATATTTTAGTGTTTGTTGCATATCTATTAGCTTGAATTTTATCTATTTGATCTTGCGCAGCACCTTGTACCATAGAAGGATCTCTAGAAACAGCCATAGCTTGATTAGCTAAAGCAGTTTGAGCAGCTACAGCAGCTCTATCATCTACATAACCAGGATCTCTCATAAGAGGATCATAGTTTTGCATTCTTCCATATTTTTTATCTCTCTGCATTGTAAGTGCCGCTAAAGCACCCACTTTCATGTCATCACCTGGAAACGTTAAATATGGTGGAATTTCTCCTGCTGGTGTTATGACTGGTTCTTTACCGCATTCACAAGTTGCTTCTTCAAAAGGAAGACCTTTTTCCATACACTCTTGTATCTTTGCTTTTTTGGTTTTTTCATCACAAGCATATTCAACTACAGTTGTTTCTTCTCTTTCAGCATCAGTTACAGAAACAAATTGTTGACTTGTGTTATCACCAACTTTACCATCAATTTTAGAAACAAATTTACCACTACCTGGTACAATTTCATAAGCACCACCAGTGTTATCACTATAATTTACATTAACTTGTTTTAGTAAATTCTTTTGCTCATCAGTACCAGTTTCTTTTACAGTAGCTAAGGCATTATACATACCTTGATACATTTTAATTTGTTCTTCACTAGGAACTTCCATTCCTAATTTTTCTGCATTTCTTTTTAATTGTTCTTTAATATCAGCATCTTTAAAACCTACACCAGCTGTAAATGCTGCATTAAACAATATATTCATATCGTTAAATGCTTTATATAACTCTTTATCTGATTTACCTGTTATTTTATTAGGATCATCTAAATCTTTATATGCTTTTATCCACGCATCTCTAACTCCTTTAAAGTTATCTTGCATCATAATATCATAAAAGTTTTGATGAACATCTATACCTTTATCTATATTACTTTCAAACTCTGCATCATAATTAGGATTATCTTGACCATCTATATATCTTCTAGTTGGGGATGTTCTAAAATAAGGATTTAATGATATTGGATAACCAGAATCATCAGTGCTTTCATAAGAAAAAGAATCTTCACCATTTCCTTCTTGATAAGTTGGTAGCTCTTTTCCATTACTTGCCGTTAATAACTTAGGATTAAAAAAATCATAATTTTGATTATTTAAACTTGCTGGAGTATTTGTTTCTCCTACAAACTCAGATAAAGGAATTATTGTTTCTTGCAAAAATTCTTTTTCTTGCAATACTTTTAATTGTTGTTGTACTTGATTTAAGTTTTGATCTAACAACATTAATCTTTCTTCAAGACTGGCTTGAGCTTCAGGACTAGAAAACTGTTCAGGATTTTGCTGATAAGCCATCATAATCATTTGCCTTTGTTGAGCTAATTGTTGTTGTGCATCAACTAATGCTTGCATTTGTTGTTGCTCAGCAGTAAGTTGTTGTGTTTCTGTACCCATTTGAGCTTCTTCAGCCATAGCTTTTTTTATAGCAGCATCTCTTCTTTCTAAATAAGCTGCTTCTCCTTTTGGTCCACCATAAGAAGCTTTTTGCATTTTTTTACCAGCTTTCTTCATTTCATCTTCATGAAGATAACCCATGTCAGCCATACGTAAATGATCTTCCATTTTATTAGCCATGTATCCTTTTCCTGTTTTAGGATCAAACATCATGTGTGGTTTAAACTCACCACCTTTTTCAAATGGATTTATATAATTTATAAAATCCTTCATTCCTTGCATTGGATCATCTACTACATAATCATAATCATCAGGAATAAAACCTTTTAATGTTTCTTTCCAACCAGGTAATGTTCCTGATTTCATTTCTTTTAAACCATCTGGCATAGGTCCAATAGGTTTAAACATAGTAGAATGACCTGGCATTATAGGAGCCTGGTTATTCATAGTATTTAAAAACATCATCTGTATTTCAGGTATGTCTTTTAATCTATTTTTTGTCCTCCATGCATTATACTGCTCCATCATTTCTGCAGGTATAATTGACGGTTGTCCACCATTTTGCATATTATCAATAATATTTTTTTGTACTGCTGGTGGTAATGCTTGAAATCCTTTGTTAGTAGGTACTTCTTTACCTTCTTTACCATATATAAAATCACGTAATTCCATACCACCCATAGCCATATCCATTTGAGGCATTGGAGGCATCATACCTTGAGGAGGCATACCTTGATTTTGCTGTTGCATAGCCATGGCCATTTGTTCCATTTCTTGAGGTGATGGTTGTCCTTGTGGTGGCATACCTTCTTGCATACCTTGAGCCATTTTTTGTTCAGATTGTTTTGCTTGTTCAATCTTCATTTCAAACTCTTTTGGATCTATACCATTTTCTAATAGATATGGATATGCAGCTAATGGTAAACCTTCTTCAAAATCTTTTTTTCTTTCTTGCATAAAAGCAATTTGTGAAAGTTTTATTTTGTTCTTTTTTATCATAGCCTCAGCACTTTGAATTGCAATGTCGTCTGAGCTAGGATCTTTAAGAATTTCCATATATTTGTTAATAGGAAATTTTTTACTAACTGCTGCAGGAGTTAATCTTTTAGATGCTGATACACCAAGTTCTTTAAGTTCTTCTTTTGTGAACTTCATTTTTCTTGTGTCAGAATAAATAAAAGATTGTTCTGGTAAGTTTAATGGTGTACCACCTTGTGAATGTCTTTTACCACCAATATTATATAATTCATAAAAACCATCTTGATCTGCATCAGTTAAAACAGTTTCATTTTTTTCTGCTTCAACATTAGCTTCATCACGTGGTACAGGTTGTAAAGTATTATTTACGGTACCACCTTCAGCCATTTTTTTAATTAGCCTACCGTTTTTTATTTCAAATCCTTCTGGTATATTTTTTAATTTAATTTTCATAATTATATAATTTCAAAATCAGCACCTGCTGCCATTAAATCTTTTATTAGTTTCATATCTGCATCAATAATTTCATCACCATGTTTTGCTTGCATCATTAACGTTTGAGGATTATATGCAACCACAGCTTGATTTAAAAATCTTTGCAAACTTTTATAATCTGGTTCAGGCATACCATTTGTTTCAGCACCCATTTGTGCAATTTGACCTCTAGGTCCATCACCATATCCTAAACTTGTAGCTCTATATACTCCTGTGTTAACATCAAAATCACCTTTATCACCTCTACTTGCTTCAATAGGATTCATAAAGTCACTAACTTCATCTTGTTCATTTTTTGTTTCTAATTCATTTACCACCCGGTTGCCTTCTTCAAGAATAGGATTAATAATATCAGCTGCATCTGTAATTACTTTAGATCCTTCTTGTAGTAATTGTTTAGCTGTTCCAGTAGCACCGGTATTTATTCCTGCACTTACTTCATTATATATTTCAGTTGCTCTATCATTTCTTTCATAAGCTCTTATTTCTGCATCAGTCATATTAGCTTTTTGTTCATCAGTAAGATCTTTTAAACCAAAGTCCATTGTTAAAGGAGCAGCTGGACTTTGTGGTTCTACAACTGGTATATTAGTATTATCAGTAGGTGTACCTTCATTACTTACTTCATATGTAGTAATTTGATTAGGATTAGTTGGTACTTCTTGATTTATCCCAAGAGGATTCATATAATCTGGAGTTCCTAAATTTAAATCTAATGGAGTACCACCAGCAATTTCATCCATAGAAGGAGTAGTCATAACAGGATTTACTGTTGAACTAACTTCTTCATTATTTGCACCTGAAACTGTAATTTCGTCTATATCAGATGAAGTAATTTCATTATTATCTGCAAAGGTATAAGGTTTAAATGTTTCTCCAAATGATCCTTGTTTAGCCCAATCAGGTGTACCAGCGTTAAGTTCATTTTGTGCTTCTTTAGACAGTCTATCAAACTCTTCTTTGCTAACTTGTTGACCATTAAATGTATATGTTTTTTCACTTGTTTCACTTGGGCCTACATCACCTTGATATTTTTGTAAATTTTCTCCACCATCTCTAAGTCCTGCACTAATTCCAAAATTAAATCTAGGTGCACCTGATTGAAAATCATAACTTACATCTGGAGTAGCTGAAACATTGAATCCACGCATGTTTCCTTTTCCTCTATATAATGGTATGTTACCTTTAACTCCTAAACGCATTCCTGGATTTGTTGTTCTTAATCCACCAATATTACCATATAAACCACCTGAAAGTCCTATACGTTGATTTCTTAAACCTGCATATACTCCAGCATCAAGACCCATCATAGATGTAGGACTAGGTGTTACCGTTTCAAAAATATTTATAGCTGCGTCATTTGGTAAACCATGGAAATTATCAAATTTATCTACATATGCAAAATCAGAACCAAGTTCACCTCTACTGTAATTTAATCCAAAATCAGCACCTAAATCAAGAGCAGTACCTCTACCAAGTCCTGAAGGTGAATATGTATAGTCACCACCAATACCAACACGTGTACCCACATTAGTCATATAAGGAGCAGAATAATCTTGGTATGCACCATATGCAGACTCTACATTATGTAAATGTGATGGAGCATTATCCTGCATAATTTGCATATCTGAATCTACATACTTTGTAGCATATCTATTACTACCAGGTGTTCTATATGCAGTATTACCTAAATTTATATTACCTGTTAATTGTGATGTTGGTGTTTTAAGAAATTGACCTGAGACAAGAGGTATATTAAGATTAAATCCATATCCTTGTTGAATACCTTTGTCTACAGTACCATATGGTAAATTCTTTGTTATTCTATTTAATGGAGCTATTGTTTTAGTTCCTACAGTAAGATTAGCATCTCTTAGTGTATACGGTTTATAGTTTCCTTTAAACCCAAATTGTGCTTGAGGCATTTCTTCTCCACCGTATATAAATGCAGCAAGATTATTTCTTGGAAAATCTCCTCCACCTTTAAGATATTGGGAACCTTCTGATCCTAATATTGATCCAGTACCAAGATTCAATTCATCTTGAATATTAAATGTATCTGTATATGACATTTCCTTATATCTTTTATCTGGATCATATGTTTCTATTTGTTTGTTTCCATCATCATCATATCTTGTAAATTCTGTTACTTCTGTAAAGTCATCATTATATTTTATTCTTTGTGTATTTGTATCTTTAAGATGTTCTTGTGCTTTATCACCAACTGTTCTATTTCCATCTGGATTAGTATAAGTAACATTTCCAAATTCATCCATTGTTTGTTGACTTAATAACGGATTTCCTTCATTATCAACATATGTTTCTGAATGTTGTTTTGCTAATGTATTAAAATAATCACTTTTAGCTTTATTTTGTTTTATAAATAAATTTTCAGCAGTATTTTTTTCATCTATAATATTTCCTTTTTTATCATAAGCACTGATAAGATTAGGCATATTAATTAAAACATTTTCATCTGTAGTATTAGTAAGTGTATTTCTAGCAAAATCCATTTTGCTATAAGGGTTACCTGTTTTAGGATTTATATTTCTAAATGCATTTTTAAATCTTTGTCCTGTATTTTGAAACTTACCTATTCCAGTTAGAAGAGAAGATAATGGACTACTTTTTTGTAAAAATTCTGGTACACCATATTCTACTTTAGTTCCAAAAAGTGTATTACCAGGATTTTCTGAGTTTGTGTTATATTTAATTAAATTTGGTGGAAGTTGTGTTTCTGTTCCAACTTGTGCTAATACTGAATCAGTCATGTAATCATCATAACTAAAATACTCTGCACCATTTTTATATCTTGGCATGCCTGTAACATATTGATATTCAGGAAGCATTGAATAAACTTCTGAAGTTTGAATATTTTTATTTCTTCTTTTATTTTTCATAATTTGTCTATATACAACATGTTACATTATTAATATACTAAAAATTAACCAATTTAACTAATTTTACTACAATAACCCTAATGAGTTTAAATGCTGTTTTTCTGTATTAGATAAAACTTTACCTTCTCTACGTTTAAGAATTATTTTTTTAGTTCTTTCATGTTTAGATCTTATTTGATTTAATTTTGTTTCTATATCAATAACATTTATTTGAGCATCATCATCAGATTCATAATAAACTCTCCCCTCTATATCAGGTTCGTTTGTATATGATATAAAAGGTATATTATTTGTATTATCAAATTCTTTTTTAATTGTATATCCATTACTTAATTTTTGTTCACCTCCCATTTTAAACTCAGATTTAAATATGCCTTGTTTTAGCATTTGATTTATTAATCTGCTAGGATCAGATAAAGACATTTTATTTTTATTAAATACAGATTTTTTATATTTTGTTTGTCCACCTTCCTTTTTGAATTTAATATTTTTAGTGTTGTTTTGTACATCTAATATAATATCAGCACCATAATGTGGACTAAAGTCTGTAATTTTACCAGCATCATCTTTAGTATAATGATAAGGTTTTCTTGGTACATTAAATTGTATATCTTTTACTTTAAATTGTGTTGTTGATGGCAATAATAATTCTCTTTCACGGAATATACCTTTTTGATTTTTTGAAAATAATGGTGAGTCATATTTATTTATTAATGCATTTTGACTTAATGGAAAATTTTCAATAATAAATCTATTACTTCCAAACCTATTTAAACCTGTATTAGCACCTACAGACCATGAAGATATATCACCAAGATTAAAAGTTTTTCCAGATTTTAATGCATCTATATATGAATTAAGTTTATTCATATCTCCATAATAATCTTTAGTAAAATAAAAATCTTTGCCAACAGGAACATCAGTAAATCCTTCAAACTCTCTTACTAATGTAAGAGGTTTATTTTGATCACCTTTAAATATAACTTTATTTGAATTAATAATATTATCTAATTCTCTTGCAAATCTATTATCAAAAGTGTAAAGAGGAGTTCCATCTGTATTCATAAAAGAAGGTTCCATAGGAAAACTTACTTCTTGATTTTCTGGAAATGAAGAAAACTTAAATGGTTCAGAATTTATAGTATATTGAGTTATTAATTTATGATAATTATCTAAGTCTGAGCCAGATAAATTAGGAATATAAGTATTATCTAATGATCTATGTAACATTAAATTAGCACTATTTGCAACAGGAAGTGTAAGATCATCCATTAGCATACGTCCTGATATACCAAAAGCATCTTTAGATTTGTTAAATATATATTTGTTATATGCATTTAATCCTTTTTGTGCTAAAGTTTTAAAAGTACCTGTTTGTGCTATAGGCAACTCTGTACCATATTTTGTTTTTGGTGTTACCGTAGTTTCTGGAAGCATACCTCCATAAATTGGTTCTTCAAGATTTTCAGCATATAAAGGTGTATCATCAGTTTCATTTATTGCATTTTTGATTGTACTTTTTACTCCACCTTTTATTGTACCTTTAGCTAAATTTTTACCAGTTGCTTGTAAACCAGCTTTTGTTAATCCAGCTACAGTTTTTCCACCTGGAATTGTAGATATTACAGCTCCTGTAGTTCCTTTAGCAAATTCTTTTTTTGCGGTATCATAATCACCTTGTGCATATGCCATAGCTGCATCACCAAAATCAATACCTGCACTACCATATCCAGCAAATTGACTTACTACTGGTATACCTGTCATAGATACATAATCAAGTCCTTTTTGTACATCGTCTTTATTATCTAGATATGTTTGTGTTGTAGACTTCCCTCCATAATCAGGAATAAAACCTTGCTCTCCTTTAAAATAACCTTTCCAATCAAAACCACTATGTTCACCTCCGTGTTCTTTAATATTTGATATTGGTATAGGATTAAAATAAAAAGGTCTACCTGTCATTAGTTCATATTGTAATTCATTTTTTACTCTTTCTTCAGGAGTAGTAGTATTTAAATAATTTTGATATTGTTGTTCTAAAGAAGGCGTTTGTAAAGTTGAACCTTTTCCTGCACCTTTAGGATAAAGCATTGATGCTGCAAATGTTAGTAAAGGATTTTTTGCAAGAACAGCAGCACTTGGTATAAATCTTTTTAAAAGTCTAGAATAAGCTAGAGTGTCTTCATCATTTTCACCACCATCTTTATAACTTTTAAAATTAGGTTTTTTTATAGAACCATCTTCATTTTTCCAATATACATTTTCTGAAAAATCTGGATCAGTTTGTACATATCCATCAGGTAAAAGATTATTATCTGAAAGATAACGTAGTATATTATCTTTTTTTTCAGAACTTACGTCTGTTGAACCAACTATTGATCCAACAAAATTATTAAAAACATCTTCTCCACTTTCTTGAAGAGCTGCTAAAAAAGGTCTTTCATCTTTAACTAATGTACTAAGTTCATGACCTACACCAAGTGCATTAGAACCTAAAAATCCAAATAATTTGTCAACACCTGTAGTATCTAAGATATTACCAATTCCATAAGGAATTGCTTTTACTAAATTTTGAAGTTCTTCAGCAGTATATCTACCTGCCATTGCATGTCTTAAATTATCAATGTTTGTTAATTCTTCATCACTGTCAGAAAAAGCTTTTGCTCTTCCACTTGGGTCATTTAAATAAACATTAATTTTATCTTGTAATTTAGATAATTTTCCATCAAAATCTTCTGTTCCATATTTAGCTTGTGTTAAAGGTAAATCAAAATATAAATTAAGATTATCAGAAATGTCATCACCTATTTCATAATTTTGTGCTACAGTATTATTAATATCTATAATATCTTCATCATTAAAAAACTGAAACATTCTTTCAGTTGGTAAATTTGGACTAGGATTATCTTTAATGTATTGTTTATATTGTTCAAGTACTTCAGGAGTTAAAACATCTTTACTATAATCATATCCAATAGTTCTATACATATCATATCTTAAAGCTTCTAAATCTGCTTTTCTTTCATATACAGATTGATCATGAGAACTTGCATCATCAGAAACATTCATTCTGTCTTGTATATAATTATAATCATTTTCATTTAAATTATAATCTATATCATTTCTACTAGAACCCATTTGATGACCTAACTCATGAGCTAATACATTTTGTAATTGTTGTTTTAATTGAGGGGAAGTTCCTTCAAAGCCCATATCTATATTTAAACCTTGAATTTGTCTTGGATCTAATACAACATCTCCTTGTCTTGATCCTGATGTATAAGTTCTACTACCTGTTTCACCTTGCATTATTTGTTTACTCAGATTTCTAAATGCTGGAACATCTGTATGGCCATATTGTGATTGTATTATAGCTCCCCATTGATCATCAGTATATATATTTGGTTCAGCATTATTTCTTGCTTTTATGCTATCATAATCATAATCTGCATCTGTTCTTTCTTCACCTATTCTTGTATAATAAGGATTTGCAAAAAACACATCTTTATAATCATAATCTATACCTGACTCTTTATACTGATCATTTAAGAAAGATACTTTATCAAGAATTTTTTGAATTAAATTAGGATCACGATCATAAGCTTCATCTAAATAAGATGAAGAGTCTTGATCATACATTACATTAGAATTAGCTAAAGCATTTTTTCTCATGTTTATGATTTCATCAACATTTTCATAACCCTGATCAATTAATTTTTGTTTATATAAATCTCCACTTATAGCATTATCAAAAAATTCTTTTTGTAATTCTATATCCTCCTTTTTAATTGGATTCATTATTGATTTATATTGCTGATCAAATTGAGCTATTTGCGTTGGACTTTGAAGTTGAGGCCAATATATATCTCCTTGTTGTAATCTTTTTTTATAATCTCTTCTAGAAATACCTTCCATTCCAGGCATATCTTTAATGTATTTGTACTGTTTTAGAAAATCTTTATATGTCATATCTGGTGTATATACATATTCTTGACTATCTTCATCCCATGCGTATCCTGTCATTGTTTTACCTTCAGTATAAAGCTCTGGTTTTAACTCTTTATACCACATTTCATTATTTGGATCAGCAGCTAATGTACTAGAAAATACTCCTTCATCTGGAATATCTGCATAAGGAACATCTGTTGTAGTAAGATACCTAGCATCACCTAGTGCAGTTTCATATTCTGGATTTAAAATGTAACTACCGTCATCTTGTTTAGTATACATTTTTTGATATAATCCATGAAGAAATCTTTTTTTATTTTCTTTTTCTAAATTTTCTTCATCCCACAATAGAGGATGAAGCATATCACCAGAGTATTGATCTATATATGGATTATTAGCAAAATTAATTTTTTCATCATCACTTAAAGCATAATAAGCATCTGAATCTTCAAAACCTGCTTCAAACCATTGTGGATTATAAACACCGGTTCTAGTTTCTTTTGTGCCATCTCTATTTGTCCAATCATATGTAAACTCTCCTTCTGGTACAGTAAAGAATTGTGATGGTATATATTTATATTTTTCAGCTAGATTAACTTCTCCTTTATTTTGATATATTGGTAATTCTATACCAACTCTTGCTAATGGAACTTCAAAAACAGAACTACCAGGAAATATATAATTAGTACCTGGCATCATAATTTTACTATAACCTAAGTTATCCATACCAAATACAGGAAAGTCTACACCTTTCATAGTTATATTACCTGATGGTATTATATTAAAAGGATTATTTCTATCCTTACTATTTCTTTTATATCCGTCTTTGCTATATTTCATTATCTAAAAGATATATTTAATTTAGTATTTTCTAATTTTAATAACATTTTTCTTGTTGTAGCAGCTTCATCAGATTTTCTTAATAATACATGATTAAAGTAATGTCTAAACTTTTTTCTTTGATGTTGAGGTTTATTATAATCTAAATTAGCTGGATTCAATGTTCTAACATATCCATCCCAATCTGTTTGCCAAATTGTATTTGTAGCAGCACTAAACTCACCTCTATCATTTGTTACATCAAAAAATTGATTAAATCTATATTTTTGTTCTACTTTACTAAATAATGTTTGTATACTGTTTGGTCCAACAATAGGATATAACATTGATAACTGAACATTATTTTTAGGTTCTAAAACTAATTCTAATAATCCTGATACTTGTTCAGAGTTATAAATAACAGCTTCATCAAAATTGTAATCTAAATCATGGAATCTATCTTTACCTTCATTCTGATATAAATATGCTTCCATTTGATATTCAACACTTCTAAGAGTTGTAACTGTTTGGCCAGTTTGTTCTATAATATCTACTTCCCATGGATAATTTTTATCATAGTAATTATTAAATAAATCTGTTCTTACATTATGTTTCCAGAAATACCCGTTTTCATAATTAGCAGGAACACAATCTATATATTCATATTGACAGAATAATGGATCATTATTTACATATGATGGATCTCCTATACCTGTTAATTCATTATAGTATAAATATATATCATCACATTGACCAGTTGTTGTTAGTGTCTCATCATTATTAAAATATGGTGACTCACATTCACAATTCATTTTTCTACATACAGGAGGTTCATTTGAATTATTACAATCACCTATCATTGTATATCCGCTTGGACATGAGCAACTAATGCAATTAGGAGCTGGTGCTGGTGCAGGTTCACAAGGATTATTTGCAGGACTAGTATCTAATACTGTACCAGATGGACAATTACAATTTGTTAAATCATTTACAATATTATTTGCAACTGAATCAAAAGATCCTGGTTGACCTGAAGGTATTTGACCACCTACATGATACATATTACGAGGAGTATTACCTGTTGGAACACATGTAGCAACATTATGAGGAGCAGCTAAACCAGTTGCTGTTATCATTGTATTTAAGTTACCATCATAATTATTACATGCTAATTCTACTGCATCATCATTAGCAAATACCGCAATACATTGAGTTGCATTTGTAAAATCATTTGGATTTGCTGGAGAATTTTGAGTAGCATCAGTTATAAATAATACAATTCTTTTATCTGCAGTACTACCTGTTAATAAAGTATTAGCTAGTGCAACTGCTTGATTATAATTTGTACCACCTCCAGTACCTGGATAAGGAATTGTACCACCACCAGCACCTACTGGTAAACCTAAACTTGTTATTGCTGTAGCAGCAACATTTGTCATTGCTTGTACAACAGCATTATTAGTAGACCATCTACCATGACTAATTCTTACTACATTTGCACCAGTAGACATACCTGGAGTCATACCATTTATAAATTCTTCAACAAATGCTAATTGAGATGGCATTGGTGTTGGAGTTGTAGATCCTGAATCATCAATTACAATAGCAACATCAACTGTTTCACCCCAAGTATTTACAGTAGCATCAACAAATTCTAATTGAGATATGAATTCATCTACAGTTACTTCTGCTAATTCTTCATGATTTAATTGCAAACAACATTCTTGACCGTTCCAAGTATAACCTGGAGGACATTGTGGTACATCAGTTGTTTCTGTTTTTGAAGTTAAAAAATGTCTTATGCTATTAAATGCTAATTCAGGATGCCAATCATGGAATGATAACCAAGCTTTTGCTTTTGGATCATAACTTAATGTCCATGAAATATCTTTAAAATAGTTTTCGTTTTGTACTTCTATTGGGAATGTTTGATCTAATAGTGTTACATCTTCATATGCTTCATATTGACAATATGAACTACCAACATCACCATCTGTACCAACTGGACATATGCCAAATAAAACTCCTGGTATTCCAGATGTTTGATCAACTTCACATTCACAATCATATCTTATAACTTCTTCTCTACATACTGGACAAGCTTCTGTACTACCATCAGTACCATCTGTAAATTGTTGGAATCCTTCACTACATGTAAAACCTTCTAAACTATTTGGTACTATAAAATCAAAATTTTCTGAATCCCATATTTTAGGTAATTCTTCCCATGAAGTAGCGTTTTGTATATCATTCCAATCTTCAACATCAATAACTGCAGCAGCAAGACCAGCAAGAGATGCTAATAAACCAGCATTAGTACCTGTCATTCTAAATTTTGTACATCCTTGAGGTAGCTCTAATTTATATATCCAAGCTTTAGAATATTGAGATGCTTCTTGTTGATCACCACTTAACCAAGCAAAGTTTCCACCTGCAACTGCTTGAGGGTTCCATATACCACCTCCATTAGTAACAGCTCCAAATAAAGTAGCATCAACAGGATTTACAAATGTAGTATAACCTCCACCAGTATCTATATCAATTGAAAATCCATTATCTGCTGCTGCTAAAAGATGTACAACTTTACTAATAGGAATATTAATTTGAAATTCTACTGTTGCAAATGGACCTGCAGGAGTATTATTAGCACCACGCATTAATCTGTTAACAATACCATTCATATTATTAGCTGGAGAATTTCTCCAAAAAGTATTATTTCCATTATCGGTTATATAATGCCATGTACTAGGATCAGCTTGATCAAAGGGCATTCCATCAACTGCAACATTATCAATAACAATTGGCCAATCTCTACCAAATCTACTATTACCTATAGGAGCAAGTCCAGCAGCTGTACCTATACCAATTGCAGCACCATAATTATAATCTATTGTTTGTGTAAGAATTGGTGGTGTAGTATACATTAACTGGCATACATTTTGTCCTGTTACTGGATCTTGTATTAATGTGTATCCATCAGGGCATGAAGGAACTTGATCTAATCCTTCACATAATGTAGCATTATAAACAAATCCTTCACAAGGAATATATTGGATACATTCATTACCTTGATACTGTGGTAATGGTAAGTAATCTTTTTTACAGAAATATACTATATCATTATTTGGATCATATACAGTTTGTACACCTGCACCATTTACAGGGTTGTCTACTGCTTGAGGACAATCTTCTATTAAAGGGAAGTATTCTAACAGTTTTGATGGTAAAAATTTATTCATCCACCACTTCATGCCTATATCAGATATAGGTGTTAATCCTCCACCAGGTTTATAATTAAATATTTTACCTTGTGCTTGTGAAACAAAATAAATACCAGATGGTGTATTTAAAACACTTCTTGCACTTTCTGAAGATCCATATTCATGTGATATATCTGAGTTTGTTATATTTTGAAAAGCTTGACTAAATAATCCTCCGTCACCAATTGTAAGTTTTGTATTAGATAATTGTAATCTATCTTGTCCTTGAAACAATTTAGGAGACATTGTTGGGAAAAATATTAACGCACCCGTTTCATTTATTGGTTTAATAGTAGTTACTTTATCTTTAAAATCTCTAAAATTTTCAGTTAAATAAACTCTCCAAAAATCTTGTTTAGCATCATTCTTACTTTGTAATTGTGCTTTATCTTTAAATCCGGTAGCTGGAATTGAATATAATAATCTTTTAGGATATTTAATAAAACATGTCTCAGCAACAATAGGATCATAATAACTTTCTTGAATATGTCCCCAAGATGAACCCCAGAATTTATCTACTGATGTTGATCTATCATAAAAATAATAATTATCAAAGTTTACAATTTTAGTATGAAATAATTCTACAAGGTCTGTATAATTTTCATCATCATAATGTTGTTTTCTTGGTACATCTTCATAATCTCTAAATGCAAGATTCATTGATGACTCAACCCAAAAATCATTTATACCACAATTGTGAGTATACATGAATCCTGTTTTAATTACAAATAAACCTCCTGTAGCATTAGAGTTGTTTATTTGTGTATTACCTGCAGCAAAACCAGAATTTTCTCCAGCACTTTGAGCATCATCAACTATTGTATCAATATTACCTGGACCTCCAGCTTGAACATCTCCTGATGTGTTAGCTCCATTTACTACTTGAAATGCATTAGTTGGTAAAGTAGATGTACCACAACCACTACCACAATTTGATATTTGACCACTAACTGGATCACTAGAAAAATTAAATTGAGAAAAATTATTAATTATATCATTAACATTAATTGGATCACCAGGATTTTGACCAGGAACCACAGCTGTACTATCAGAAGCATATGAACCTGGAGCTAAATTTGTCATTCCAACAATAAGACCAGTTGACCAATCAAATAAATATCTTGAATTAGTTACTGTACCTTCACCAGAAAATGTAGAAGGTACAAATGGTAAATCACAATCTTCTGCAACAAATTCTACAAAACCAATTGCAGGACATCCGCTTGGATTAGGTTGTGGATTATTTCCAGCATTCAAAGGAACAGCATATCCATGATCAGATATTGTTAAATCAAACATTGGATTTACTGTAACTGGATTTGAAATAGTTGCTATACTTGGATCAGGGGTAAATGTTACAGTATCGCTAGTTGCTCCTAAAATTGTCCATTCTGTATTATTAGAATTCATACTTATAGTATAAGGAACTTCGTCAAGATTAGTACCCACATTTACAACTAAAAATCTATTATTCCATGCTGCATTATTATTTGCTTGATTCCATGGATCTGCTAAATCTGTAAATGCAGGACCACCACCAAGTGCTGGAGCACCAGGAAGACCAGTACCATTATTAGTTACAGTACTATTATTATTACTTGTAGTTCCATCTTGCAAAATTGATCCTGCTAATGCGCCTTCACCAAATGCTATAGATTGAGTTGCACCACAATATCCTCCATTTTCTGGACAATCCATATTATAATACCCAGAAGGTAATGCCTCAGTATTACTCCAATTAAAACTTAAAGTTGTTATTGGTCTTACAAATTGATCCATACGGAATTTTTCCGTATTCATCCAAAATCTAGGAAAAGGTACGTTTGCATATTTAGAATAATCAAATGGAATACCATCTCTTCCTTCTTTTAAAAAAGTAAAGAAAAATGGCATTATTGTTTTTTCAGTATATCTTGTTACATAAGAATCACCTGCATATACTGTATCTGTACTAAAACTATCTATTGGTGTAATTGGAATTAAATTTCCATCTGTATCTATATTTTGTTGATCTCTAAAATAATAACAATTTTGTGTAGTAAGTTGAATAATACTGTCTAGTTGACCATATTGATTATCCATTAAAGTTTTAAAAGCACCGTAGTTTGCAAATGCAGTTGACTCAACTTCTTCTCCTGGATTATACCAGCTCATACTACTTGTTCCATTACCTGCACATTGTGAACCTATTGTAAATTTAGTATCATCTATTAATCCATTTACATCTGGTCTTGATGAAACCCAATTATCTACAGTTCTAAATACAACAGTTGATGGTCTTAAATTATTTTGAATTACATCTACACCATCAAAAGATTGTAATGCACTTTTAATATATCTAGCTCTTTGAATTTGATTTCTAAATTGTACACCTTGATAAGCTATTTCTTGATTATAATATCCATGTGATATATACTTCATTGCATAATCTTGGAAGCCAATAAGATTCATAATTAAATCAATAATCTTATCACCACCTACTGCAACATAATTTAAAAATGAAATTATACCAATAGCTATTGACATAATTGATGGTACTGATGAAAAATCACTACCGTTATATACAACTTCTCTTCTTGGTCCTAAGTGTCCTGCTGCAAGTGCAGAAGATGCAAGTTCAACTTGTTGGTAAATAGGTGTACCTACTGTTCTTGCTAATTTACCTGCACCAAATATAGCAGCAATATCTACAGCACTATTAAAAGCTAAATCTGCTGCTGCTCCAATCCAAAGAGAACCACTTGACACACCAACGTTACCAGCAGCTTGTGCTGTACCAGGACCAATAAATGGTGACATGTGTGTACCTGATCCAACAGCATAAGCTCCAAATTCACCAACAGAATTAGAACGCATGGTATCAATTTTATAATCTCTTTTACCACGCATTTCATTTAATGCATAACCAACACCTACTAATGCAGCAATTGTTGCTGCTCTATTTTTTAATAGTTTTGCTTTTGGATGATCTTCAGATTTTTTAAATCTACCTACCACATTAGCACTATTAACTTTATAAATTTTAACTTCAGTAGGATTTAAATATAACTTAGAAAAATTTAATTCAGGTGAATGAAAAGTATGTGCAAATGGATCAACAAATGCTAAACCTGTTCCATCTGCTTGTGGCATATTACCTCTATGCCAGTTATTTTCTGGTGGTGTTGCAAATTGAGCATACCAAGGTAATTGTGTTTGATTATTGCTATCTCTACCAACTAAATAAGGATCAGTTCTTACATCATTATAAGGATAGTTTGGCATTAATCCAGTACCAGTTGATTGTGAAGCAGCATTAGTAGCTCCATTACCTGGAGCAGTTCCATCACTTTGAGTTCTTCTGAACCTAAACATGTTTTTAATAATACCTTTAGCTAGAATGGATCTATTACCAGCTCTACTACCAACTAATATTTCATAACCAATAATGTTTGGTATTACATTACCATCATTATCTAAAGGTGGTGCAATATTATTAAATGCAACACCAAGAATATTAATAGTTTCAGAAAGTGGATTTAATAATGATGTTCCTACAAAACCAGTGCTTTCATCAGGTATTTTATGATGTCTAATAGGTAAACCACATAAATTAGCCCATCTTACAGGATCAGTTGGAGAATATACTTCTGTAGATTCCCAATAACCCATTTGACCACCATTTGTAATTGTTCCTCCATCATCTGTTGTAGTTCCTATCAAAGAAGCTACAAAAGGATCACCAGGAGTTTGTGTAGCAGTATTACCTGCTCTCCATAATGGTGAATTATCAAAATTATTTCCAGCACCAGCTACAGCAACTTGATCAGCAGCTGTTGGAGCTCTACCAGGAATATGATATGATTTAGATTTTTCTCCTGTATTATATACAAATCTTATAAAGAAAGCATATTGCTCATCTCTAAGTAGTGTAGGTTTGTTACCACCATTTCTATAATAAGCAGAAGGATAAGCTGTAGAAGTCCAATATGTTTGAATATTATTAGCTAAAGGTTGATAATTAAAATCAAATTGTTCTGTTGGTTGTGACCTAATTAAATAATCATTAACAACAAACATTCCATCAGATTTCTCATATGTTGGAATTCTTCTTTGTAGTTCACTAGATAATAATTTAGGAAGTTCAGGATTTATATAATCAATATTTATTGTTTGAGTTTGAGTACTATAAATTCCTAGTTTTGTATTAGTAGCTTGACCTTTTATTCTAGATCTAACAACAATACTAATTTGTTCAAATTCTGTATCTAAATTAGAAAGTTTTATTGTTAAAGAACCTTGTGTATCTTCTCTAGACCAAATAGGTTGAATATTAGAAATACCTAAATAATCTGTTACAGGTCTATCGTTTATACAATATGCAGCATATACTTGATAACTACCATTTTCTAATAAACCTCCTTGATCTGCTTTTTCTAATTCAATGCATGGTATATCAATTAATGGAGCTAATCTAATTTTTTCACAATCTAATTGTAATGGTTCAACATTTATATAATTTATACATGAAGATCCTGCAGGTGTATTTGGATCAACAACTTGCACATATGGTATATTATCAATGTTTAATGTTCTAGAAGGATTTAATCCATCATCCCAATATACTTGCCAAGTACAATCAAAGTTTTCTTTAGCTGCACCTATAATTAAATTATCTTTATTGAAATTAAGACAAGGATCATTTACTAACATTGTGTATTCACACTTGCTGTCATCAAATAAACCTATTTCACTTAATGTATCATTAGTAGAATATATAACCCATTTATCTCCATATAAATGAATACCTCCTATAATAGTATAAGGAATTTCTGCACATCTTAAATTTGCTGGCTCATTACCAACAACACCAAGATCTCCATCAATAGAATTATTTATTAAATTACGGGCATGATACCAGCTTTGTTTATCAAAATAACTTGAGTCAGTATCTTTATTCATACCTTTGATAAACATGTTAGTGTTTATCATATCAGTCTTCTGAGATGGAGCTGTTTTTTTACCTGTATTTTTTTGCTGCTTTTTAGCCATTTTTAACTTCTTCTATTTGTAGCAAAACTTGAAAACATATCATAATATTTGTTGTACTGTGCTTTTCTATTAACTTCCCATATTTTTCTATACTCTTCAAAGTTTGGAGTATTAACAAAACCTAAAGCATTATTTCTAGCAGCACGTAATCTTTGTTCAATCAATTGAGATTGATTAACTACATTTTCACCAGCAAATATCATATTTTCTAATATTCGTGATTTTAATGCATACTCATAATATTCATTACAATAAGGATGATCTAAAGTTAAAAGGTTACCACCTTCATCCTCTAATGTAGCTTGATAATTTAAAAATATTTTACCTGATTTAAAATTGGTTAAAATAAAACCATCTTTTAATTCAGCAAAATCTACAGCACTTACACCAAGATTAGGACATTCTGTTGTACAATACGCACCAGATGTATCAGCAATTCTTAATGGAATAAAAGTATGAAATTCTCTATACGTGCTTGGACCTACTCTTTGTACAACAATGTAATCTTTTGAGCTATCATCTTTACATGGTTTTACTACACAAACATCTTTACATGTTTTACCATCCTCACAAGGAGTTGTATAACCAGGCTCAGGAGTATAAGTAGTAGGTTGTGTTTCTGTAGTAGTGCCCGATGGAGTAGTTGTATTAATTCTATATTTACCACAAATAGCAGCAAAGTTTAATGTTTGAAAATCTGATGGTAATTGTCCTTTATTATTTTCTATATCTATTACAGCACTATTTGTTCTGTTAATACGTAAACCAAGATCATAGTTAACTCTAATAGCAACTTTAATTAATTGTTGAGGTTCTATCATTCCCTCTAAATTATATGTATTAAAGTCTACTTTAACTGATTCTAATAATTCATCAAACGTTCTATATTTATGTGATACACTCATTACCTATTTATATTTTTATTATTATTACCATCTTCTGCTGGAACTTTCATAGTGTTCATAGCAGTATTTAATATTTGATTTTCTATTTCTGTAAATAAAAATTCAGGTATATATAGGTTTTGCAAATATCTTGGTACACAGTCATCATCTGTATCACATGTCCATTTTGCTATATCTTCTTCAAATACTCCTTCTAACTTTATTGCATCCCATGATACATTAGGTAAATATAAATACCCATCTAAAAACCAAAAGTATTTTGTTTTATTATATTTAAATGTTTTTGTTTTAGACATTGAAGTGTATGTACCAGGTTGAGTTGGTTGTACTTCAACAGAACCATCTATTGAACTAACTGTTCTAATTAATGGTCCCCAATACCCTTGCATAAATGTAGGTAATTTTTTTTCTGTTCTTTTAATAGTACATCCACTGCTTAATCCTACACAATTTGCTTCTATTTTATCTACTTCAATTAAACTAACATATTTAAGCTCTTGCCAAACACTATTAAACTTCATTAGTTTATTAGCATTATCTTGCCTACGCATAAACATCTGAGCATATTTTTTAATTAAGCTATAAATATATCTGTCTGTTGTAAAAGCATCTTGACTGCCAGCTTTTATTTGACCACGTATTCTAGATATTGCTTCACCTATTGTTGTCATAATTATTTATCTTTTTTATACATATCAGCAACTCTAAACTTATTAGGAACAGAAATATATTTTTGCCACTGTGTAGGATATACTGATGCAACAGTTCTTTTAAACTGTCTTACAGCATTAAACTGCCATAACTCTCTAGTCTTAAATTTATACCTAGGAGAATAATTAGTGTAAAATATTTTTCCAATGTTTCCATTTGTTTCCCAATTTTTGTTTTGTATTACTTTACCATATTGCTTTGATAATGCATAATCTATGTTAATTTTTTTTGTTGGAGGGCATGATCCTATAAAAAGGTATCCTAATGATTCAGGTAATTCTATACCATTTCTATTATTGATAACACCATTCCAAATTTTACCGTTAAATGATTTTATAACTTTATTTAATTTACTGTTATTAACAGATGAATACATTGGATACTTTTCTTTAAATTTTTCAAATGTTTCACTATTTAATAAACTTAAAACCTTTTCTCTGTACCTAGGTTTGTTTAAATCAGGATTTTTAAAGTTACTAATCATATCTCTTACGTATATAATTTACAAAAAAATGAGGATAAATAAAAGTTATTCTGGAGAATATGTTAATTCACATATTTCTCCTTTTGTTGGACTATGTATAGATAATACCCCAGATCTTCTTGATCCAACAAATTTATTATGATAATGGTAATAATCTGTACGTGATAAACTAGGTAATATTTTTAACATAAAACCTGTATTTTCATGTGCAGTTATATATTCTATTTTTTTCTTATGATGATAATGTCCTGTATATAAAGTTCTAAATAATGTTTTACCCCATTCTCTTGGATATTCCATAGAGTATAACATTAAAGAATTTTTAGTATTTACATCACCATGTTCAAATGCAAAAAAGTTATCTCCATATACAAACACTTTTCTCTCAAGATAAACTACATCCCATTCAATATTTGGATCATCAAAACATTTAGATAGACCATGTGCTAAATGAAAAGAAGAAAGTCTATCATGATTACCTGGTATATATACTACTTGTAAAATATCACAAAATTGTTTTATATAGTTTATGCTCCATTGTATTGCATCAAAAGCTTGTTTATAAGCTTCTGTAGCAGTCATACAATTATCTAATGGTGTACCACTAGTAGTACTACCACTCCATGTATCCATGTTTATAAGATCTCCTCCTACTACATAATATATTTTTTCTAAATGATGAGAATTTGTAGCTCTTTCAACTAAATCAATAATTGTTTCTTCAAAACATTGATCAATAGTTTCATTTCCTTCTTTACCAAAATGTATATCCTGTAATGACAAAACTCCAGCTGTTTTTACTTTACCTGGAGTTTTAATTCTTTTTACGGGTTTAAATTTTTTAGGCTTAAATCCTTTTAATAATTCAGCTACATTATCAACTTCATTATCTTTTAATCTTGTAACCATTGCTGATACTCTCCAATGATCACCCATTTGTTTATTCCAATAACTAGATAATTTCCATTGTGTAGTATCTATATTTAATATATTAATTATTTCTTCAGGTGATTTAGGTTCAGAAGAGCTTATTGTCTCCATTTTTGCTTCACCTTTTTCTAGATTGTATTCATATGATGAGTTACTATTTTCTAATAACTCTGAAGATTTAACCCAAGATTTTAATAATTCATAATCTTCTACGGTTACTCCTAGTTTATCAGCACAGTAGTCTGATGTTTTTTTCCACTTAAAAGATCCTTTAATTTTGTCTATAAATGATTCCATAAATTAATAATTTTTATTTGCAAATATATAAAAATTTCTGTATGTATATAAAAAAAGAGACCCGGTGTTAACCCCAGGTCTCTGACAATTAAGTTTAGGAAAACCAATATAAAACCCTCACTTTCTTGTTTTATTATTATACAGGTAATGTACTTCCAGTTAATACAACTGATGAACATGATCCGTTTACAACTCTAAATTGATATGCTGTATTAGCTGTTAAATTTGTTATTTCGTGTGATGTTGTAGAATCTGTTAAACCACTAACCGCTGTTGTCCATCCACCTGATGTTGGTATTTTAAATTCTACATCTACAGTAGATCCTGCAGGAACACCTGACCATTCTACAACAATGCTATTTGCAGTTATAGTTCCTAATGAAACTACTTGTGGTGCTGTACTAACACATGCTGAATTAGTCATAAATATAACTAATCTTTGTAATATTCTATCTAATCTTTCACCTTTTGCAATTTGTAATATATCATTTCCAAATGATGCTTCAAATGTAGTATGACAATATGATATACATGCTGCACACATTATTTCATCACAAGATTCAGCACCTCCTTTTCTACAATCAGTATATGTACATGGCATTGTTTGTGATGTGTCTGCACATCCACATGCTAAATGATTACAATCAGTTGAAGTATTATTACAATTATTACAAGCCATTTTTTAAATTTTTAAGAGCATGATGATTTTTGGTTTCTCCAATGTGGAGCTACTTGTTTATACTGAGCCATTGGTCCACCTGAACATAATGCATACCATTGACCATCAACAAGTTCACTTGCTGGTCCAGGATTATAAGGGCCGTTATATGCTTTACATGTAGTATCAAATTGTACACCTGAAACATTCCAAATATCTGTACAATTACTTGCTGTAGCAGCAGCAGTTAATGCAGTTGCACATGAAGATCCTGGTGCATATAATGAGTTTATACCTCCCATTCTAGTTATTTGTGTATTTGCACAACAATTATCTTGAATATCTTTTACTGCTTTTCTTAAGTCATCAATAGCTAACCAAGCATTATAAGTTGTATCACCAACAGTAGTTGGACTTGTTTTTAATGTTTTTCTATATCCTGCATTACTTACTGGAGTTATTAAATCTGATGGTTCATTATTTACACCAGATGACATATTAGAAGTTGTACCAGTAGTATTTCTTAAAGCTATAAATTGTGAATCTAAAGCTTGTACATCAGTTTCTATAGGAAGCAATTGACCTTTAGCAGCAACTCCGCTAGAATACATCCTTGGATTAGGTTCACCTGTTGGTTGAGATTCTAATGCAGAAACTCTTGTTGTTAATTGAGTTACATTATTATTTGTAGTTGCACTACCTGTAGATGAACTACACATAAATTCTGTAATATAGTTTATCCAATCTTCTAAACTAACAGATGCTCCAGAACCTGTAATTTCTTGAAAACAACTAGGTACTGTAAATGCACATTTAAATACAGCATCACAATCTGTTGTTCCACTACCACTTCCACTAGATGATCCTCCTTGATTTAAAACAATATTGCTTATCATCAACTGGATTAACTCTTCTAAATTAGTAGCAGGACCTCCAGATAATTGTGACTGATCAATATTTGCTATATTAAATGATGAACCACCTCCGGTTTCAATTAATGTTTGAAGTAATTGAAGTTCTGTACATAATGCAGCAATTACAGTGCTAATTGTATCTCCTGTACATATTTCTACACAAGGTAAATCTGGCCCTTGCCAAATTACACAATTAGATGATATAGGATCACAATTGGTTAAATTATTTGAATTAGTTGGTATCATATCTTTATTCTACATTAATAATATACAAATTATTTTAATTTTATCAAAATCCTGGAGGACTAAATGTATAAGGCATTCCAATTATACTACACGTTTCATTTTCTCTTATAATTTCAATATCATATGTTGTTCCTGGTACAGCATTTGCAATACCAACTCCAGCTCCAGTTACACCAGATGCAGTTTGATGTAATGCCCCAGTGGCATTATTATAAACGTTAATTGTATAAGTTACTGAAGAATTTAAATTAAGAATCCAAAACGTAGTTCCTTCTGCTCCTGTATTAGTAGCATTTATACCCCATTGAATATTAATATTATTACTATATGAATATAAATTAGTTGCATTATCAAAATCTGGATTACCAGCATTAATGAAATTTATCAGATTATCACTTCTCCAAGTAGTCATTGGCCACCAATTAGAAGCTCCTGAACGACAAGCTAAAGGTATAACTCCAACGTTTACATTACTTATACAATCTCTACATCCTGTAGATACATCTTCAACACATACTGTATATCTACCAGGAAATAAATTAAAACCATCTACTGCTTGATTCATATTATAACCATCATAATAATAAGTTGTGTCATAAGATTGAGGATTACCACCAGAACCTGTAGCTATTACTACATATCCAGGAATATTTAAATTTGTTGCTCCATTCCAATTACCACTATTTCCATTTGGTACAGGAGGGCCTTGAAAATTTAAAAGTACAGCTTCAAAATTTGTACAATATATACAATTTCCAATATCAATTCCAGCACCAGGATTATAATTATCAGCTTGTGAATCTGTACATCCAGTATTACAACATCCAGAATTTTGACATTCTTCTATAGTATTAAATGTTCCTGTTGGACTTTCTTCACATCTACAATCATAAGAACAACCAAATGCTTGAAAATTAGTGCTATATGTATAAGCAGAACCTCTACTAAAAGCTGCTGCTATAGTAGACCATGAAGCATTAACTAAATTAGGATCATTAAGGGCAGCTCCAATCAATACAGTAAAATCTGTATAGCCAACACTATTAGTTTGATTCATTTCAGCTATAACATTATTACTTGAATCTTTAATTTGAATGTAATTTAAATAAAATATAGCAGCATTAGTTCCATCTGGCATTTGTGTTAAACATGCACCTGAACCAGCAGCTTGTTCAGCTAAAGGTGCACCATTAAAAAACCAAGGTGTTGAAACAGATAATGATGTATTTGCTGTAGCATTAGATCCTAAGATAGAACCTGTATCAGCATAATTAAGAATTCCTTGTGACCAATCATCAAGAAAAGCAACATTTGCTGCATTTATATCAACACCAGTATAATAACCATTAGGTGTGTTACTTGCATTCCATGTTGCAACATTATTTAAGTAATATTTAGGTTGTCCAGGATCAGTTAATGAGAGTGTAGTATTTGAACCTGGAAAAAGAGTTTGTGTTATACTTCCTGGTATACATTCATATGTTGTATTTGGATTAGGATTTCCTAATGTAATATTTATTGCAGGAGAACAACAAATATCTGCATTAGTATAACTTGTATTATGTCTTAAACATGCAACTGCTGTGTAATTATCTTGACCTAAATTTTCAAAACCTGGATTAGTACCAGATGAACCTGTTGGTATATCTTGAGTACCTACTAATGTATAAGATGAATCATAAAGATCAACTCTTACAACCATACCATTTGGAACTGTAGTAGAAAGATTAATAACTATTATACCATCATTTACACCACTTGATGGATCAACGGTTGTAGTTGTAACATTATCAATTGGAGTAACTATATCATCACAATATAAACATGATCCATCATCCATATTTGCTTGAGGATAATAATTATATGCAGTTGTGTCTGTACACCCATATTGGTTAGTTGTTGATTGACAACATGTAGTCAAACAAGTTTGATAATCAGTATAATCTCCATTTGGATCTGCTATACAATCACAACCACCATCTGATGTACAATTACACATTTGCTCAAATACTTCAAGTGTCCATTGACCTGGTTCTGATGTAGCTAATGTGGTTTTAACTGTCATATAATCTGCATTTGATAAATCAGGATATGTAGTACCATCATAACCAGCACCTGCTAATGCTCCTTGTAAAATAGCCCAAGAGTTTGCTACTGGAACATCTCCAATACTTACAAAAGTTCCTGTATCAACACGTGTTAATTTTATTTCTTTAATAAACCATTCAGAATTACCAGTTAATGCTTGACAATTTCCTCCTCCTTGATCTACATAAAATTTATAGTTATGTACAGGAACAATTGGCCAATTAACAGGATCAGATGTCCATTCTTGAGCTAAATTATCTCCTAGATTTGTTTGAGTAGAAACAGGGGCACTAGTTGGTATAAGTTGTTTATTTGAACAACTATTAGTTATTCCACCAGGAACACAAACATAATTTACAGTAGATTCAGTATAACAACAACTATTTGGATCTTGTTGACATTGATCTATTGTAGCATAAGTTCCTGAACCATCTGTCATTTGTTGACATTCACAAGTTGGAGTAACATTTGAAGTACATACACAAGCCGCTTTACCAGCTTGAGGTTGAAATATATAGTTAGGACATTCAGGAATAAGTAAATTAGCTGAAGGTTGAGAATTACCTGGAGCAGCAGTTCCTTGTGAAGCTAACATAATCTGATACACACTATTGTAATCAAATCCTGTAAAAGTTTGTATTGGATTACCTGTATTTGGATTTATATATTGTTGATTTTCTTGTGTTATTGTAAGATTTAATAAATAAATTATATCATCCCATGATTGTGTATTAAATATTTTTGAATCACCTCCTACAACATCAGGAACTAAACCAACATTTGTCCAACTTTGTGGCCAAGGTGTAGATGCGCATGATGTACCATCAATACTTCCCCATTTAAAAGTTATAGAAGTAGCTCTCCATATAGGATTACCGTCATCATCTGTACATTGATCAGGTAATGGTGAACCTATTGAACTAGCAAAATAAACACTATTAATTGGTAAATTTGTATATGAAGTATTAGGAGCTTGCCAATCAAATGTATAAAAACTCATCCAACCCATTGATATTGTTCCCATATACGTGAGTCCAGATTGTTCACAAGGATTAATAGTAGAACCTGTACTTGAACCTACTTGTATACATGAATAATTATATGTACAACTACCATCATCACAAGTTGCTGCTGCATCATAGTTGTTAGCATTTGGATCCATACATCCATCTACACATGCTGTACAACAACTATCCCAGTTTACAACATTCTGGTATAAAGGAGATGATGGTGGATTACAATTACAATCTGCTGTTGCAGCAGGATCATAATTAACTGCAGATGTATTTGTACATCCGCTAAATAAACAAGAACCATCATCATTAGTTGCTGTAGCATCATAATTACATGCTTCTGTATTTGTACAACCATAAATAATTGAAGGTGGTTGATTTACTGTAAATTGTGCAGGTGCTTGACATGGTTGTGGTGTAGATGAATCAGTTACTAAAACAGTATAAACTCCACCACATAAACCTGTTAAAGTGTCTCCAGTATGTGGACCTCCTGGTCCAAACCACGCATAAGTATATGGAGCAACTCCACCAACAACACCTAATGTTATTGAACCGTCATTAGCACATGAGCCACCACTTTCAGTAGCATCTACAACTGTTCCTGTAACATTAAAGTTACTACAAAAAGTACAAGAACCATCATCAACAGTAGCACTTGGATCATAATTATCTGCAGCAGGATCTGTACAACCTTGTTTATCATTACCTGAAGATTGTGTTTCTTCTGGTTCAGTACATGCAGTAAATGGTTTTACTGTAGCACAATTTGTAAATCGGCTATCAGTAATTGTCATATTTATTTTTTGTGAACTACATCCACCTGTAGTTGTAAGACATGTACATAAATCTAATATATGTTGAGTGTTTATAGATGCATCTCTTACACACCATCTTAATAAACCGTATTCATCAGTATATCCAATTGTTTCTGTATTTATTTTAATAGGATGATCTTCTACTGGATTTCCATGTTGATCTTTTACAACAAATAAAAAACATTCTGAATCATTACAACTTTGTATATCAACAAATTCATTTAAATCTGCTTGAAATGTTGCAGCAGTAAATGGAAGCATAGCAACATTTGTTCCCCAACCATGTTGATCTAATGCACCATATCCTGATGCAAAATATGGATTTGATGTTGTTATAGGAGTTAAAAGTTGTGGATTTGCAACTAAACTAGTAGGTGCTGTATTTAATGTACCATCAAGTGGAGTTTTATCACCTGATGTAATAGCTCCTAAACAATGTAATGGAAATGGTCTATGACCATTACCTACATTTTGAGGTTCTGAAGGGTACATAAAAAAGTTAGATTGTCTTGAAGCATCAACAGACATCCATAAATTTCTTTGAATTACAAATTCATCATGATCTGCTTTCCAACATGGTGTTGGATTTCCTGCTCCATCTGTTGCACTATTCCAAGTAGTATTAGGATCTCTATCATGATATGGTTGTTTGT